TGGCCGATTATGATTTGTGGATGACTACTGCTATTAATCTTTTGGAGCAGACTATCAAGGAGAATAATTAATGAGTAAAAATGAACTAATCCAAACCATAGCAAAAAAATACGAAAGGCCAGATCAAAATGCTTGGTATTATAGTATATATCCATCATCCTACGAACGTTTTGCTAAAGATATTATTGAAGAGTGCATCAAAAGTGTAGAAAATAGGATAGATTATTTTGGCCCAACATCAGTATACGATATAAAAGAAACTATTAAAAATCATTTTAGAGAATAAATGATGAACAACGAACTTAAAGAAACTATACAAACTTTTTTGACCACTTATGAAATGGCTAATGAACTTCCTATTATTAGACCAATGAGTCATAGTCAATGTAGTTATCTTTTGAGTGTTGCTGTTTTTATTTTGCAAAATTTGGAGAATAAATAATGAATCCCCTACAACAAGCAACTAAAACTTGGATAGAATCTGTCCAGAAGTTTTATGAGAATACTCCAAGGAATGAATTGACCCAAATTTATATGCGGGGCTATTTCTCTGGTTGGAGCGAAAGGGAAATATTGGAATTGGCCGAAAAACTACTAAAGAATGAAATGGATTATCCTTTGTATGAGTAATTATTTACCTATTAATGATAACAATAGCAGATTTGATCTAATAGAAATTAAAACTACTAATAGTTGTGATCCAACTCCTCATTGTAAGATTCATGGGGCTATGAACTGTGTAGCGATTCATCAGAATGGTAAACTTTGGCGTTGTATTCAAAGTAATATGTTAAAAGATTGTAGAGCAGGATGTGAGGAAAGAATATAATGAAAGTTCATGTAATATTTGATTATCCTGGTATTGATCCAGATAGTGAAGAAGCGGACAATATTGTTGAATGTCTAGAAATAGACCTGGATAGTCTTGCAGAAGATACTGGTCAAGTTTGGTATATTGATGATGCTACTGAGGATTGATATGGAAGTTAATATCAAAACTGAATTAGCCGCTCTTGATCGTAATGATTTTGACCAAGCAAATATTTTAGTCGGTCAAATAATGGAAGATATTAAGGAAACTATGGGCGATGACTATTTTATGGGCATGGCATTAATTGAGGACTATCTGTTTGATCTAATTAATCCAGACCTTTTGGATTTTAACTCAAGCGACAGTTGACAACTGCCGATAACATGGTATAATCCCACTATGGTACACGTTTACAAATATCCTTGGAATATAAGTATGAATTACTATATTGAAAAGCACGATATGGAAATTATTCTGGATGCTCTTGAGAATTTGGTCTTGAGCATGAAAAACACAGAGTCATTTGGTTTGCCTAATCGTAGGCCATATAGCATCGAAGATGTTGATGGTCTTTTTCAGAGTTTTGATAACAGTTTTGCGGAGGATAGCAAATGAAATCAATAACTGAACAAGTTGCGTCTTATATTTATGATCCGTCTGTTCCTTATGGGACTTATAATGTATTTGCTTGTTATGAAAGTCTAGAGGATTATGATAGTCGTAATGTGGATTACTATGATCTTTATGATAAGAGCGGATTGTGTGTGAATGAGGGTGATCCTTTTTATGATGTACCATCTTGGGATCAAGTTTATAAGTATTACTATCTTCCATCAATTAGAGAAGCAAGTAAAGATCATCCTAGAGACTTGAAGTTTGTATGAGTATTGAAATTTGGTATAAAGACGGTGAATATCACTGGAGTATGTATGATGGGCCAGATGGAATAGATCATTTTACTGGCACAGCATTTAACCTGGGTGATGCTTTTGAGCAGATAATTAAACGTCAAATTATTAATAGTATGCAATATAAATGAACGAAGAACCTAGTCCTCTTGAGATTGTGGCAAGTTATATTGAGGATGCTAACCAATATGGTTTAGTGCCAGAGGTTGTATATTTTGCTCTTAAATATATGAAAGATAATCCAAAATCTAGTATTGAGGATGCTTTAGATTACGGTTATTGGGAGTGGTGCAAATGACGGGGATTAATATTCAAACTCCTTGGTCTAATATGTTGATTAATGGGGTTAAAACTGTTGAGACAAGAAAGTACCCTTTGCCACAGAAATATGTTGGCGAAACACTTGCTCTAGTAGAAACTCCCGGTAAAAGTAGGAGTTTTAAGAGTAGAATAATTGGCACTATTGTTTTTAGTCATAGTTTTAAATATCCAGATGAACAATGCTGGAAGAATGATTATAATAGACACAGAGTTAGTGAAGCGTGTCATTTTTATAATTGGGATGATAAACCCAAGTATGGATGGGTAGTTAGCCAAGTCACAAAATTTGATAAGCCTGTTGACATTCGTAAACGAAAAGGTATAATCTTTACAACAGGAGTGAACGTATGAACAACATTTTTGACGAATATACCGCTGTTGAACTAAGAAAGATTTTTAACGAACCAACTGATAATTGGCCTGAAAGTTTTTGTAGTTATGTAAATAGAGAACTTGCTGATAGTTTGTTGGATATTTGGCTTGAAAATCATGATGATAATGATTATCGAGATGAAGTAAGAGATATTATAGAAAACCTTACTTATGGATATACAGATGATGATGGTAATGAAATGCTAGATTTTAACCCAAAGGAGAATGTCTGATGAGTCTTAGTGTTATTGAGCAAAATAAGAAGTTTGTGGTGGCTGAGAATGGTAAGCCTATCAATTTGCCTAAGAGTGATGGTCAAAGTATTGTGACCGAATTTGATTCTAAGGCAGATGCTGAAAAGTATATGAGTATTCTTTCTACTCTTAAAAAGCAAAAAAAGTACGCTTAAACAGTTTGTCTCAAGACGCTATTGACAGATGCCGATAGTATGGTATACTACCGGAAAAGGAGAAATCTATGAACTGGACTATGTTGCAATATACCAACGGTATAGCAGATTATATTGATGCAGAATATGATGGAGCAAATGAAGAATTGGGCAGTCTCACAGATGACGAGAAGTGGACTATTCGTAACATAGTTACTATGCACTACGAATCTCAAGACAGTATCAACAATACTGCTAATTATATCATGAATTATTTGGAAGAAAGCAGAAAATTTATGAATGATCTTACGGAGGGTGAATAATGCCTAAGTTTTTGGTTAGTATGAATTATGTTGAGGCTCGCTCCGCCAAGTTTATTATTGAGGCAGAAGATGAGGACGCTGTTTATGAGGGAATTGGCAATATTGAATCAGATTTTCTTGAAGAAAATATCAAGTGGTATACTAGTGAATATGAGCCACCTGTTATTGATGATGTAAAGGCTATTCCAAACGATAGCAAAGATTATACCCTTAACAAGAAGATTCAGAAAGAGTTTGATAAGAGCATCAAGGAACTTAGTGAGGAAAATTAAATGACAGTTCAACAACTGCGTAATATGGGCTATAAGGTACGAGTTCTTCATAATCGTCTTTATAATGGCTATCACAAGTGGCAAGTAGGTGCAGTAGAATCTACCAAACATCATTATGGGCCTATTGATCCAGATAGTAAGGGTGGTTCTACTCAGGTAGTTATTGATAGTCCAACTGGAGAGCATTTTCAGGGTCTGGCTATTTGTAGCAAGAAGGAAAATTACAATAAAAAACTTGGGGTTCGTATCGCTATTGGTAGATGCGGTATTGATCTTCTCAATGATGTTGGACGAAACGGAGTCAAGATATGAACTGGATTTTTATTGTTTGTCGGGATAATAGTGTCGAACAAGTTAAAACTTTTAAGGATTTTTGGGAAGGTGCAAATTTTACCGATAATTTTATTAAGAGAATAGAGCCTGGAGTTGGTGATCTTCCGGCATATAATCGTAACGAGTATTATAAGAATGGTGATCTGACCGTAGGATTGTATAAAGACGAGTGATTATGAACCTAAAATTTAGTCCAGAAACTACTCCTGCAGGCAGCAGATTTCTTTACAAAGATAGTAGAGGCTTTTTAGAAGAAGGAACCATCAGAGAATGGTCTGATTCTGGACAGTATTTAAACTGGAATGGAAAATGGATGGCTCTAAAAGATTTAGAATATTTTACTCTGGTCGAAATACTACGAGTGGACGATTTGTGGCAAGATAAAACACCAAAATTTTACAGATGAAGGAACTATATGAAGAAGTTTATTGTGCCATTGATGGTCGGCCTTTGTTTTAGTGGTTATGTTGGTCAAACTTTTGTTAATAGTGCTTATGCTATTAATGACAGTGATATTGATAAGATTCTAAAGGCTAAGGATATTGTGCGAAGCATGGTCAATTATCCAGATACTCTTGTATTCCACGAATTTTATACCAAGGTTAGTGGTAATACTGTTACTCTAAAGTTTACTTGCGAAAATGCTTTTGGAGTAAAGGAAACTCATGTTAAGGATATTAGGGTGAACTAATGAGTTTAAATGAATATCTCAAACAACACTTAAATTCTGTGGCTATGATAACTTTTTCCACAGACGAAAAAGAAGTATTTCAATATAATCACTGGAACTATTTGACTAACGGAGAGTTTCATCTATTAAATGATGACTATACATTGGGTCATATCCTATATCCTGGTGATGTTACTATACGAGATGATGGTGCTGTTATTTATTCATCGTTAAATCATAAACCCAACAAGGTAGTCTTGAATTTTTATTTTGGTGGGGCTGTTAATTAAAGATTGTGTTGACAACCGCCGATAACTGTGGTATACTAAGTTTCTAACTCTTGGAGACTATTATGAACAAGTTCTTGCACGATTATCACTCTGCGGCAGAAGAATGTGCCACTTATGTTTTTGAGAGCGAAAGCGAACAGATTGGTTATGAAGAATATATTCAGAGCGGTGGTGATCCTAGAGATCATATTATCTATCATGCTGCTATAGTTTTGGGCAAACAGAGCGAATTCCAAACTGATATAGATGAGTATGACAAAGATCAGAACCATAATGCTTGAGTATGATTTGATAGAAATTCATCATAATAAAAGATTAAAAAACAAACCTTATCTTGTGAGGGTTTTCAGTTATAATAACAGCGATCCTCACGAATTAAGGCTGAATGAGGATGATTTGAAGAATTTGTATAAGATTCTGAAAGAGTATAAATATCTATGAATCATAAAGTATCAAGTCAAGTTGTTCATTTCTGGAATAGCGTTCACTGGTATATTGAACAAGAATATCCAGATTATTTCAAATACTTCATACCAGAAGATGCTTTGCCTTGGAACGATAAATCCACAGAAAAATATAAGATAGCAAATAAACAATTCAATAAAATTTGGGATATGGTTTACTCTTATTACCTTGGAGGTAATGGGGCTGAAGATACTGCGGGCTTTATGGTAGAATATTTTAAAGGAAGAAAAAATGGCTGACCGATTTGATCTTGAGAGCAAAATCACGGACACTTATAACTTTATTAATCATCTAAACGATTTGAGCGAGTCCGTATCTAACGGCAATCTTGATGATGATGCAATTGTTAATGCTCTTAATGGTCTTGCGGTTCTATTGAAGTGTCATACCGATAAACTGTTTGAGGTTTTTACTCAAGCATATAAACTTGACGATTACAATGACCAAACCTTTATCTAGAGAATACTTAATAAGTAGGGGTAAATGTTGTTCACATAAATGTGTGAATTGTCCATACATTCCAAAGTGGATTAAAGGTAGTACGAAAGTAAAGTAATGATTACTCTTATAGGAGATGTTCACGGCAAATACGAGAAGTATCATCGTATACTTTCTCGACAAGATGAAAATCCGTACACTCTACAGATAGGAGATTTTGGATTTAAGTATGACACGTTGAAAAATGTTGACTCTACTAGACACATGATTCTTCCTGGGAACCATGATAATTATGATATTTGCTATAATTATTCTCATTTTATGGGAGACTATGGATATACTAGTCTTAACAAAATAGAGTTTTTCTATTATCGTGGAGCATATAGTATTGATCGACAATATAGAACAGTTGGAATAGATTGGTGGGAAGAAGAACAAGTAACTATAGATCAGTTTATGAAAGCGAGGGAATTGTATAGAAAGGTAAAACCCAATATAGTTATTACTCATGATTGTCCGCAAACTATTGCTGCTATGATGCTCAAGCCAGATCAAAGAATTTATGAAAATATTACTAGTTGGGCTTTAAATGAACTGTTTCATATTCATCAACCAAAAATTTGGAGATTTGGTCATCACCACAAGAGTTGGAGAATGACTATTAACGGGACAGATTTTAGATGTTTAAATGAATTAGAAATAGAGATCTTATCTTAATTGGTGTATGTATATATGTACCTATCCATGAATAGGAGATATAACTATGGAAAAAACACTCAAACAACTCTTTTTAAAAGAGCAAAAGTCAGCGTCACAAATAGGAAAAATTATTGGATTAACCACAAACCAAGTATATGGACAATTAACTAAATACGGTATAAGAAAAAATAAACCTAAAATAACAGAATGGTATAATCAAAAATTAAAAAATTTTACAGATGAGGAAATTTATATCCTTGGTTTTTTATGGGCAGATGGTTATTTGAATGGATCAGATAGAAAAAGAAACTTACAATGTGAAATCGTATATAATGATTTTATTTGTTTAGAAAAAATCTTTGATAAAGTTGGTAGGTGGGGAAGGTTTAAAAGAAAAGCCTCTATTAAAAATGGGGTATCTAGACAATCTAGAATGTCACTAATAATTAGTGATACTAAACTTATAGATAAATTTTTTCTACTAGATTTCGATAAAAAATCTTTTGTCTGTCCATATAAACTGTTAAAAAAAATACCAAAAAATAAACACTATCTTTTTTATAGAGGATATGTTGATGGAGATGGTTGTTTTTATATTACCGATAGAGCAAAACAATTTTCTTTATCAAGTACATACGACCAAGATTGGTCACACATAGAAAATTTATTCAAAAATTTAAATATCAAAAAATATAAGATACAAAAAAATATTTCTAAACTTGGACATCAAGATTCAAGAATCAGAATATCAAATATTGATGATTTAACCAAACTTGTTAATTACCTATATCAAGACAGATTAGACATTGGATTAAAAAGAAAATACGATAAGGTAGCATCCTACATTTTGACTAAAGACTCCTATTGACAAAGGCCGAATATCTGATATGATAACAATGTTGATGCCGAAAGGTTGGGATCGCGGGTATTCCCATAATCAACTTCCGTAGAGTTTTAACGTCCAATTTTCTGTATAGATTGAAAAAGAGACTCATATTTAATAGATATTATGAATCAAAAACAAAAAGATCAAATACTTGAGGTTATAAAACTTTGTAACCAAAAAATCAAAGACCAAAAACAACATGAAAAAGATGCTGGATATGGTGAAGATTATACTGATGGTAGAATTGTTGGTGGTGCTGCGTTGGCACGACGAATATTGGATATATTAAAAGAGTTTCAACTTTAAAAAGGATAAATTATGAAGAGTAGTAATTATTTTATAATGGCCGCTTTTGCTAGTTTTGTTTTTAGTGTCACACTATGGTTTATGGGAGATACTTACAACGGTGCTTTCGGAGATGCTGATGTAAATAAACAACAGGCGATCTTTGTCGGACTTTGGGTTCCAAGTATTCTGGCACTTGGTAATTTGGTTAAATGAATGATTTTATCATTTTCTTAGTAGGACTAGTGGTAACTCTCATAACGGGTATGGGAGTTATTACTAGTCAAGTTTTCTTGGGCTATGCAAAACCTCGTAAAAGATATATAGAACAGGAATCAACAACGTATGCTATGGATAAGTCTGCCTAAAGTATTAGAGATTGCCTGTGGCATATTGCTGGCCCGATCAATACTATATACTGTAAATAAAATCAAGAACTGAAATAACAGTCGCCTTTGAGTTGATCGCCAAGGGCAGCATCCTGTAGCCTCTCCTTATATCATTTAAGTGACGCTCAATAATGGGGGTGCTTTCAATACAACAGAGAAAAATATGAATCCTCACAGAAGATATAAAAATTATATGGGTATTCAAGACATATTACTAATAATTTTACCAATAGTTTTGGTATTATTTGCTGTGTTTGGTCTTAATCCTACTGATAAAAAGAACGCCGAAAAACTCAAACCAATTGATAGAACTAAAATAGTATCAATAGATATCAATGGAACAGTAGAAAGTATTCATCCTTGGGGGCGAACAGAAGTTGTTCCCATGAAAAGTGTAGAGTTAGAATATTTTGAATATTGTGACCAATGGGTTATGTATGGAGATGTTGTTCAACCAGATGGTCGTAAAGATTATTTTATGCCGGTGATGAGGGGGCATCTTGATCTTAATGTTAAACACATGACAGAAACATGGGTTGAGTATGGTAGTTATGCTACTGGCCCACAAGAAAATGAGAAAACTTATGAAGATTTTAGAATGGCTCATATTAAAATAATAAACGCTAAAATTAGCGATATAGAATACTCTCATTATAGACTATCTCCAAATAATACTTGGTCTATTATATGTTCTTGGCAAGCAAAATTTTGAGAGTTGACAATTCTAATCTTTGTGCTACACTTTATCTATGAATAGACATTTACTTATTCTAGCCAGAGCAATAGACCACAGAGTTGGTAAAGATGACTATGATAAGCCAGATATTCCAGTTTTAACTCAACAAGAAGCATGGACAGCATTTAGCATCAAACTTAGTATTATTCTTATAAACTTTATTACTTGCTCTTTTATTATTGCAAATATTATACATCATTGGTAGTTTATGGATACTATTGACAAACAAATGCAAGAGTTGTATAATAAAATGGGTTGGGGCAAGTATAGCAGTGTTGATCTTACCAGAAAAGAATATTTTTCAGAAACTATGAAAACCTTTAAGCACAAAACAGTTAAAGTAACTGATCGTATTTATTGTGATGTTTGTGGAGAATCTTGCACAAAAGGCGATGAAGATAATGGATGGATTGACCATGAATATGCCACAATAGAGGCTACTTGGGGATATTGGTCAAAACAAGATGGAACTCAATATCATATTGAAATGTGTGAAAACTGTTTTAATGAAGTGTTAGAGTCTGTTAAGAAAAAACGCAAGAAGTTTTTGGGGCCATTCAAATATCCCCATGACGAAGATCCATTAACCGGAAAAAATTACTTTCCAACATAATATGTCAAAAATTCATATAATTTGTAATAGACATGACGAAAATCTTCTATCCTTGTATCAAGAGGCATTGAATATTGGATACGAAGTTATCCCGTTTTATCATCAAAAATACGACGATTCATTTGAGAAATTATATGAAAAGGTATCAATAGATGATTACGTCATGGTATTGCATACTAGTTTTGGTAGTGAATTGTTACATAACTTAGTCAGCAGAATTAATTGCAAAAGGTTTCTAAATAGTATTCCATATAAAAATACTTTGATTGGAAACAAATTATTTCAGCAAAACAAAGTTAAAGAATTTGATGAATCTATAACAATATCAACACACACAAAAGAAAATATAACTGGCCTCTCAGCACCGTTTATTGCTAAACCAATAGATAGTTCTTGCGGCAAGGGAGTATTTTTGTTTGAAGATAAAACTGTTATAAATAATGCTCCAAGCAACTATATTTTCCAGCCATATATACCAAATGATGGAGATTGGCGTGTTGTTGTTATTGGAGGAAAAGCAGTTAGCGCTATAAAAAGATTGGGCAAAGTCGGTCAAGCCACAAATAATATTGCTACCGGAAGTTTTGCTATTAAAGAAAATAATACATCCATACTAGATAAAATCTATAATATAGCAGAATCTGTGTCACAGCACATAAAGTTTGATTATGTTGGAATTGATATTATTAAAGATTCTACAAATGATAAATATTATTTTTTAGAATCCAATGAAAGACCCACATTTGAGACTAGTCAAATTCTAACAGGAATAAATATAGCACAAAAAATTATACAAGAATTGGTAAAAAATGCTTAAACTAAATAAAAGAGCCAGATTTCATTACTGGAGTTGTTCTAGATTTGCTGATTGGATTAGAGGAACAAATAAACCTTTCGCATTAGGACTAGAAGAGTGGGATACTTGGCGAAAAAATATTAAAAAACATAGCCCTTTCAGATATTGGCTTGCTGAAGAGGGATTGGATTTTTTGCAGGATATTGTGAACTTTCCACTGGACGTTTTCTATACCATAGAAATCTATGTGCGTAATCGTTATATTGATAAACTTCATTATATTCGCACTGGACTCAAGCCGGGGACTTATTATGATCTGGATTGGAGAATTCTGAACGGTCTTTTTAATGAGTTGGTTCTTTTTGTGGAGAGCGAACAAGCCCATTTGATGAAAGCACACAAAGATAAACAATATAAGTTTGTTAAAGGACGATGTAGGGAAGCAGGATTGGACTACCTAAAGTGGGCGGGTCAACAAAAATTGAATGAAGAATATGGCTTTAATCCAGATGATGAGGATTATAACAAACCAACAGCACAAGCAAAAGATTCAGTAAAGATTTTAGAACTTTACAATTGGTGGCTGGATCGTGAATATAGAGTTGACCCACACACTATCTATACAAAAGAAAAAGATGGAAAATACTATTATCGTAAAATAGCCAAGATGGAAGACGATTACGATAAAGAGGACACAAAAATGCTAGTTGAATTAGTTAAAATTAGGAGTTCACTATGGACTTGAACGATAGTTTTAATAAACCAGATCTAGAATATGATCTTCTTAATAACGAACGTATTGTAGCAAAGTGTGTTAATGGCCCACTCTACTGTAGAGATTTATACGGTGCTTTATGTAATAATCGTTTCTTTTATGGTGATAACGAATGGACTTGCTCATGGAGAATGGCAGGAGCAATAATTGCGGATATACTAAAAAGTGGCGATTATATGGATTGGTATTGTTCTGGTAATGAAAGTGTTGTTACAGACGAAATTCGTCTTGATTTGATGATGATGGGATGGACAGTCAAGCCTTATGAACCAAGATTAAAACCCGGAATTTATAGGAACGAATGGAAATGAAAAAGAAAACTACAAAAAAGAAGAAACCCATTAAACAAAAGATTGATATTGTTATAGATTCTTTAGTTAATCTTGAACAAAGAGTCAAAGAATTGATTAAAAGAGTAGAAGAGTTGGAACGATTAAGTTTTGCACTATACTATAAAAATAGTGATAAAAAACAATATTGGCCCAATACTAATCCACCATTCAAATACGAAGGAATAATGTGGAACAAAGATGCAAATAGATATAACTAAAAACGAAGCATGGAAAATTATGGATGCACTACAGTCCTATAAGAAAGATTACGCCTTGACCGCACCAGTAATTAAAACTATAGATAATATTACAAAGAAATTAAAAGAGATTACTAATGAAAGTAAATAATAAAGCACACGTTACTTTAAATGAAAATGATGTGAAGGATGCTATTATAAAGTATCTCTATCAAAATCAAGGACTAAGTGGTATTTTTGATGTGCATTTCAAAATTGTAAATAAACCAATATTAACAAATCCCAGAGATTATATGGATCATTGGGTATTTGATGGTGCAGAAGTAACGGTGGACTTAAATGAAAAATGACAATATAAATTTTGTATTGATCTTGATAGCTTATTTTACTATCGGCTTACTATTATCTGCTAATTATTATGCTAACAAGAATATTAAAACTATGAATAATTCTGTAAATAGATTAATTTTAACCGAGCTTATTTCTGAGCAACAACTCAAATTATTGGACGATAGAATAGAAAACATTGAAAAACGATACTACAGAATTTCAAAAAACGATCTATGAATAATACAATAGAAAAAATTCTTTTAGATCAAAAATATACAGGATATAATCTTAATTTCTCTGTCAATAATTATGATTTTACAGACACAGAGAAAGTGCTATTTGAGTATGATCTAAACAATATACATTTTTTTATTCACCCTGAAGCATCCCAAGTTATAAAAATTAGAATAAATTATATATTGCCATATATACAAAAATATTTCTATTCTAAATCGCCAAACAAAAAAATTTCTTTTTTAGTTCACCTGGGAGACTCTAATCAAAAATATACAAACATAAATATACCAATTATTTCTTTTGCGAAAAAGAAATATCTGCCAGACATTCTAATTCCTAATGTCGATTTTTTTACTGGTCTATTTAAAACACTTTTAGGTCAAACAATTCATTATGATATAGAATTTGATCAAAAAATTACCGGCTCGTGTTTTGCTGGCAGTTCAACAGGACAGATGGAATGCAATAAAAGAATTCGGTATTGTTTATCTATGCAAAATAAGCCAAACACCTATGCTAAAATAACAAGTTTACTTCAGGGGTCATTAGATGAATGGTCTAAAATATTTCCCAATATAGTTAATATAATTGATCAAACTTATATGAGTATAGAAGATCAGCTAAAATATAAAGTATTAGTTAATATAGATGGAAATACTTTATGTTATAGTAGACTATATTGGCAGATACTATCGAACTCGATTCCTGTTTATATCGAACCAGACTCATCTTCTACTCAATTTTTTGATACCGATGAGATGAAAAAATATTATTTTATTTCTTCTATAGATGATACGACTAGTTTATATGAGTATATACTTAATAACAATCATCAAGAACAAATATTATTATCAAAACAAAAAGCAAAAATATATCTATACAATTGTTTTGATGATTACATGACGAATAGCGAAATATTTTTAAATAATATTTTTACTTATATATTTGATAATCTATTAACCAACAATTGATTATTATGTCACAAAATAATGAATTACCGATATTAGGAAATGCTATTAACGGTGATAATGAACCATTTGGTGAAATCTATTTATTGGAATTTCCAGAATGGTATGAAATAGAATGAACGCATCTGTAGGTACATATATTATATTACTAATAGTTCTTCTATCACTATTAATAATAATTTCTACACTGGCAGATATTTTATATTCAAACGAACATTATGAACCAAAAAAAGAACCAAATAAAAAAACCATTTTAAAATCTGACAAATCGTTACAACAGTGGTTGGTAGACGAAAACTATCCAGTAATTCTTGAAGAGGATAACCTAGATGATACAGTTTGATGAATTTTTAAAAATCGTAGATCAAACGTACAATAACCATGTTTTTGAATTAAGATATGGACAAACCGTTATGAATGTTCTAAATAAAATTTGGCCAGAAAAATATCATGAAATGACGACACTAGAATATGACTGTTTTTATGATGACGGCTTGGTAAATCTAACTCTAGATAAATTGAAAAAAGAATGGACATAGATAAATTATATTAATGGCTTAATAAAAGAAAATAATCAATTAAAAAATAAAGAAGAACCTAAACCAAAAACGAAAAAGATCAATATTAATTGATTTTTTAAAGATTTGACAACGTGCTGACGATAGGATATACTAGGCTCAACCAAGGGAGATTCTATGAATACTATCACAGCACTGTCAATCATTCAAAATAGTTTGGAAGAAAAAGACCGATCAATTCGTGAAATTGAACAAAAAAATGCTCAATTGACGAGAGTATTGTGTAATATACGCTCATCCTTGGAACGCAGTTTGAAGAACCATGCCCTACTTAATCAATCGGTATACGACGCTATTGACCAGTGCAGGGCTAATTTTAAATACATGGACTACAGTTCTGGTCAAACTAAACAAGACCTTCCGCTAAACGAAAACGAAAAAAATCTACCAATTTATGAGAAACAATAATAAGCATAAAAGATATATAAATAAAATAGGCTTCGAAAGAACATTACAATGCTTAATAGAGATTGTGGATGATTCTATATCAGATCAACATATTGTTCCTATATGGAAACTTCGTCTTGTAGAAAGTCTTGAGCAGGCTTATGATGCTTATATGGATAAGGGTCAAGATGTTATGTGTGGAGTAAATGATGCTTAATTGTAAAAAACAACCATATAATAGTGTTTGGGTTTGGGCGGATTCTCAGGAAGAATTGGGTCTAACATTTATGCGTTTTCAAGAACACTATGAAAGTCCTAGTAAAGATTTTAAAGGCAAAATATTTACACAAGGTCAGTTAAGGCGTTGGTATTCCGAAACTTACGGCTCAAATTCTTATCATTTACATTGGATAGGATTTAATATTCCTAGTAAAATTTTATCACCTTTTAAAGATGGATTATTTGATCCTCTAACAACAGAGGAACAAAGACTAATAGAATTATTTAGATATCGTAACGATGATTTCTATATTATAGGAGCACAAAATAATAGCACCCTACGACACGAACTCGCCCATGCTTTATATGCTTCAAACATAAAATACAAACAAGAAATAGACAAATTTTTATATAATAATAGGAACAAAATTAAACCTACAATAAAATATATACAAGATAAAGGCTATTGTGATGATGTATTATTTGACGAAATTCAAGCATACATTACAGATAATGATGATAATGAATTAATTAATATAACCTGTTCTGTTGTTTTGGCTGGTATAAACAAGATATTTAATAAATACAATACCGAGAAAGTAAAAAAATGATGTGTAATGATAAAGACCAAACTATGTGCGATGAAGAAAAAAGTTACCATATTTGGGTAGCAAATAATTTAGAGTATATTAATTCAAATAAACAACACGTTAGCGTAATGAAAAAATTATATATGGAAGGGTTTGCTGCTGGATTTGAACACAAAAAACATTTTTTAGCACAAGAATACTTACAAAAATAATATATGTTCAAAATTACAGAAATTAAGAGTTGGGCCAAAACTTGGGGATATTCTATCATCAAAGAAAAAGACGACACAGAGAATGGAGCAAGTTATTACTGGAGTAAAGATGATGATCCAAATGTTACTGGAGTTGCTTTGAGCGTAAGTAAAGTTGCAACCGCAATTTTTAACCATATGACTAATGATAAATACATAGATCATCAGCAACAATATCGAGAAAATCAAGAAACTAAAAAATTTACAACATCGGATTATTAATATGAATGTAAAATTAGTAAGCGTTACACCAGATGCAGAAAAAAATATAGCCTATTGTGCAAGAGTGAGTAATCCGAATAATCAAGACAATGATAATTATGCAAAACTTTTAAAGTATTGTATAGACCATAAACATTGGTCGATTTTTGAAATGGCTTTTCTTACATTGGAAATTAATACCACAAGAGGTCTTGCTGCCCAAATACTTAGGCATAGGAGTTTTACTTTTCAAGAATTTAGTCAAAGATACGCCGATACCGGTTTGTTAGCAGAAGAAATACCAGTTTTTGAATTACGACGCCAAGACAATAAGAATAGACAAAATAGTATCGACGATATAGAGCAAGAGACGATAGTAAAATGGAATACTCAAATAAGAGAACATTTTTCTAAAGCCAAAGCAATTTATGATGGTATGATTAAAGATGGGGTAGCGAAAGAATGTGCAAGATTTGTTTTACCATTGGCTACTCCTACGCGACTTTATATGAGCGGAAGTTTAAGATCGTGGATAACTTATATCGCATTAAGAGAAAAACATGGAACTCAAAAAGAACACATTACAATAGCAAAAAAATGTAAACAGATTTTTATTGAACAGTTTCCAATTATAGGAGCATCTTTAGGAGGTCTTGAAAAAGATTGGATTATATGAAATTATTTAATATAACAGCACAGGTATATAAAAATACTGACAAAAGTAAACAAACTATACTTTTTAATCAAATATTTAATGGATTCTCATCTGATAATGCAATCGAAAATTTTAAATTACATTTCCCTAATATCGAATACACTTTAGTAAAAATTTATAGTTCAGAAGAAATAGATGATAAATATTCTGGTCAGACTTCATGAAAATATAGATAAGTTTGATAAAACTATTAATAGCATTTTTAATCAAACATATCAACACTATAAAATTATAGTGTCCGTAGATAATCTAGAATTATTTTTATCTATCCGATCAAAATATCCTAGATGTAAATTTATTTATATTGATTCATCGGGGCTTGATCCAGGAAATAAAACCCAGGAAATAGATTCTAATTGCACTAATAGTAATAAAAATATATACGGCAAATTATTTATTCCAAATATTTATTTTAATATACTTCATTATTACTCACAAGATGGATATATATTATATTTAGACAATGGTGATGTTTTAACAAGTAGTTCTATGTTTGAAGAATGTTCAGTTTTTTTTGCGAATAAAGAAAATATTATTTGGCAAATCATAACCAAAAACTATGAAATAAATCCATCAAATTGGCGTGGTTTTCCTATTTTATCAAATATAGACACTACAAATGTGATGTTTCACAAAGATTATATAGAAAATTGGTCTGGATATAGATGTGGCGATTTTAGAGTATATAAAGAGATATGCAAAAAAAATACCAATATATTTATTCCTAAAGTTTTTGTTGAAAAAGATCATGACGATATCCTTTAAAGTTACGAGTTGACTTTTGACGATCTTGAGTTATAATGGTGCTACCATCGGAGGTTTTATGCGTTTTGGCTTGTGCTGTATCTCTTTGACTCTAAAAGAACAAGGTTTTAGTTTTCAGACTATGACCTACAAGCGTTTTTCTAGTTTGCCACGAGAAGAAGCATTAGAGATCCTTGGTAGTAGAATTCATAATAATCTTATAACAACCGATAAGACTATAGAATTTTGTGCTGAACACAACTATGTTTATCGTGTCAGTAGTGATATTTTCCCACTAATTACTTTTGATGAAGCCAATGTTTCTCTAGAAGATTTGCCTAACTATGACCTTATTCAGAATGAGTTTGACAATATTGAACAGACTATCAAGAGAACCAGTGTTCGTGTTACTTGTCATCCTAGTGAATTTAATGTTCTTGCTTCGACTAATAGCAGAGCGGTGGATAAAACTATTACCGAACTAAATTTTTACAGTAGTTTCTTCGATAGAATCGGCTGCGAAGCAAACTATAATAATCCGATGAATCTTCATGTGCATAACAAAAATGGAACACACTCTGAAATCATTGAAAGATTTATGCAAAATTTTAATCGTCTTGATCCTAATTGTAGGGCTAGATTGGTTATTGAGAATGATGACAAAATTAACTGCTGGAGTGTAGACGAACTTGTTAATATATTTCATCCTGTTACCAATATTCCCATCACTTTTGATTATCTTCATCACAAATGCAATCCTAATGAATTAGATGAAGAAACAGCACTTAAAATGTGTTACAATACATGGCATGGCTACAAGCCTCTTTTTCATTATAGTGAAAGTCGCCCAGGAAATAATCCAAGGGCTCATGCTGATTATACAGAAACTTCGTTTGAAACTTATGGATTAGATTTTGATGTTGATATGGAATTGAAAATGAAGGATTTGGCTATTGCCAATCACGAAGAACTAATAAAAGGAGTAATAGTATGAGTGGTTGGTTAATAGCATTAACAGGTTGCATATACCTATATGTGGCTTTAGAACAATATATAATTCACCAAAATATTGGTATGCTTATCACCTATATTGGTTACGCATTTGCAAATGTAGGACTATATATGCTAGCATCTAAATAAGGAATTTATTCTATGAAAGAGCCCAAAAGAATAAGACTAACGGATTCTCCGCAAAATAAAACAGTTAATTTGACGCCTTTGCCATCAATTAAAGATTATCCAGATGGTATGGAGGATGATATTTATCATAGAACTTTGGAAAATAATGAAAATAATAACGAAAACAATTCGCAAAGCATACAACAATTGGAATCCGACGAGACTAATTAGATGCTACCATTATGCTGCGGCATTTGATGGTAAAAAGATGATAGCATTTAGTGCTAACAATCCAATTAAAACTAATGCAAGAGCATACAGAATTGGTGAACAATTTAATTTGCCTAAATATAAGGAATTCCCATTTGTTCATGCTGAATCTCATCTTATTTCTAAACTGTTGGATAGGTATAATACCATTGATTCTAATTGGTCAATTGTTGTTATGCGTATTAATCGAAAGGGACTAATTTTAGGAAGCAAGCCTTGCGATAATTGCAACAAAATATTACACGCTGTTGGATTAACTAATATATATTGGAGTGTTCTGGATAACGTATTTGAAAATAATGATGGGTGTATATTTCATGTGGATAAAACAATAATTAACCAATATGGGGCTTATGAGTATGTCACTGGATAATTTATCTTCATTAGCAGCAATATTTGCTACGATTGGTGGCGTTATAGTATCATTTTTGACTATGGCATTTGAGATTCACAAAAAGAATAAACTAAGTCTAGCAGCAGAAAAGAGAATAGAATATAAATTACGAATATATGAGATATTGATCGATGACACATTATCGTTTGATAGTATTGTTTCAAAATTTAATGCTAGTTCTCCATTCAAGCCAGTTGATCAAATAGAACTGAGAAAATGTATATACGAAATGATAGTAGAGGATAACATTGTGAGTTTTGACGATGGAACTTATACAGCAAATACCGCTTCGTCTGATGAAGAATAGTTAAAGATTCGTTATTGACAACGCCGATGGTTGTGGTATAATCCAAGCAAAGGAGGATGCTATGATCTGTATTTATTGTCAAAGTGTTATTCCGGCGGGACGAGCAGAATTTTTGATTGAAACTAACCGACGAGCAACTTGTCTTAGTTGTTCATCAGAATCAAAAGCAGTTGGATTTATGGATTGGGGACATAAAACTGCTCCTAGTCTTGTTATGGTTCCTAGTAATGCTACTCAAACAATTCGTATTCTTGATAGGGCTAACAGGAGGGCCAGATGAATAAAATGACTTGGCTTGATCTTTACAACTTTCTTTACGAAAGAGCAAACAATATTAATGCTATTGGTACTTTTGATTGGAATAAGCCAGTATTAGTTCACGATGCTGATACTGGAGACGAATTTGTTTGTGATACTTATTATATCAGTGACAATCGTGGAGATGATCGTTTGGTGCTAATCACTAACATCGAAAAAATATTTAATGAAAGTAACACAAATGAATCTTGAAATCGAGAGTCTACTATTTAAACAAATTGATAAGCCTAAGCATCATCTTATGACAAAAATTATTAATGTGTGGGACAATCGTTATAGAATAAATATTTATACAGAGATAGAAGAAGATAATCTAACTAAGCGTAAAATTCATAGTAGTTATTTTTGTCATTATAGTCCCGGCGAACTTAAAATAGTTGATGGAATAAAAAATGAGCAAGCCTTGGATTCACGCAAAAAATAGTGCTAAGAAGTTTGGTGGACAACCAGAAGATTATATGAGTATTCATAATCTAATGGATAGTAGTAAGGGTGTTATTGGAGACAACCGCCACCGAACACTCACCCATAACAGTTGGTTTATAAGTGCAGATGGCCCACTTGAAAAAATCTTTGGGCCGGTTATAATCAATAGTGATGGACGAGAAGTTAGTGTTCGTGATATTGGTGAACAGCATATTCTTGAGGATTTTGGGATGAAGTTTATTCCAACCGCTCAGGATTATTTACAAGAAATGGAAATTAAAAACTGGATGAATAATGGTAAGGAGGGTGTTCCTTCTTCCTTTAAGAAAATAGAGAAAACTAAAGTTAAAAAATTTATTAATCTAGATTGAGGAAAATATGGTAAGCAAATCACTAGCAAAAAGGATGAGAGAACTTAATAGAGAGATGGATAAACTCCGTGATCAGATGATTAAAGAAAGTAAAAAGACTTTTAAGACCGGAGTTAAGGAACTGTTTAACCAATATCCAGATCTAAATAGTTTCGCATGGGCTCAATATACTCCTTATTTTAATGATGGGAGCGAGTGTACCTTTGGTGCATATACGGAGTCTGTTTATATCAATGGAGATAGTGAGTCTGTTTATCCTTGCGAAATGGAAACTTTGCTAGATCATGTGAACAACAAAGAAAAAACCATAAAGAAACTTCTTAAAGAAATTGAAGATAGTAAAAATGACAAGTATGAATCGTCTTGGCGTAAAGAATATAATGAAGCAAAAATTAAAGAAATAGAAGAGGCCGATCCAGACGAAATAAAAGAACAGACCAAAATGGTTAGAGATATTGTTGATTTTCTTCAGTTAATCAACAGCGATACTCTGCGAGATATGTTTGGTGATCATGTTATGGTTACTGTCTCTAGAGATGGAATAGAAACAGAAGAATATGAGCATGACTAATGGACGCTGAACTACAAAACAAACTTTATGAAAAATATCCTCAGTTCTTTACTAATAAAGATAAAGGTATACAGTATAGTTGTATGGCATGGGGGTGCGACTGCAATAATGGGTGGTACGAAATATTAGCATCTCTTTGTTGGATGATAAAACAGCACGAAAATAATAAAGCATGGACAAAAAAATATCTTGAAGAAAACGATCCAGAAAAACTTAAACAAGAACCAGAGTATTTTCCTGTAAAATTTGATCAGATAAAAGAAAAGTATGGTGGATTAAGAGTCTATTTTAGTGGTGGCGACGATTATGTAGAGGGATTGGTAAGCATGGCAGAAGCAATTTCATACAAAATTTGTGAAGTTTGTGGAAATAAAGGAGAACCAAATAAGGGTGGTTGGATTACAACTCTTTGTGAGGCTCATAGAAATTCTTAAAGAAACCCTCTTGACAAGACCGATTAGTATGCTATACTTAGAACGTATCCACTACTCAATCACAGGAGACAGCGATGCCAAAAGGTAAAAAGACTTGTCCGAAATGTTCCAACGAAACAGGCCCGCGTGCCTATTGTTGCTCAAAATGCAACTATGTTTTTGTGTTCAAGCCCAAAAGCAAAGAGGCCAAAAACACTAAGATTATCCATAATATCAATTGGCGTGAACTAGTGAAAGGAGATAGAATAAAGGTTGGTGGTGGCCCATATTTTGTAAGCAAAGGTGAATTTATTCCTATGGGGTACAGAGGTCGCTTTGTTGTGGAAGGTCTTGATAAGAATGGAATTCTTGCTTGGGGACTTGACAAGAGCCAAGGTTTTTGCCATATTTATATGGGCGGGGATATTCAGAACAAAGAAACCGGTGTTTGGAAAACCAAGCATAAGTTGATTAAACTCAAGCAAAGAGAACCAGCAAATGTCTAAACAAGATAGTCTCAATAAACTATTGGATTATAGAAATCAAATAGAACAGATATTGACCAATATAGATGCTGTTATGATGGTAGATTTCTCGGACGAATATTCTGTTGCTTATGAGCATTGGCTTCCTCAAATTAAAACAGCACTAAGAGATAATACGCGATGGTTGTCTAGAGGGCCATATAGCATGGATTATACAATCAAGCGTATAGATGATAAAATCAATGGATCCAATGATAAAGGTGTAAGTAAATATATCAATTAATTGGAGAAAAAATGAGCAAAAACAACAACGAAGTTTATGCTATTACAAACCTTGAAGGATATGCTTCCGAAATGCGTGAAGCAGCGGCGGACGCATTTACTGACGATCATTCGGATATTGATACTTATATATCATTAGATCAAATGATCAATCTTATCAAGAGTGAATGTATTGGTTTTGATGATCAAGATAGGCCACTTTTAAATGAAGATGCTAATGAACAAATTTATGAGTCAACAGTTACTTGGATAACAAATGTTGGGTTAGCAAAACTAGCAGCAGAAGGTTATGTAGAATGTGCTTGGGATGATCGTCAAAATGAAATGATTTTTTGGGCAAATGAAAAAACAGTAGGTTATAATCAAAAGATAGGACAAAAGCCCAATGACAAACCAACCAAGCGAAGAAATAAAAAGAAAGATAAGGGATCTTGAAGATAAGATCCATGATTGTAAAGCATATATATCATCTGATTTTTGTATAAGTTGCACAGAAATGTATGAGAATATTCAAAGATATGAAGCAGAAATAACTGTCCTAAAAACATTGAACACAAATGAATAGTTTTTGGGGAAATTCTTATACAAAAAAATATTTTGTGCATAAATTACTAAATGTTCTAAATAAACAAAAACAAAAAACAAAAAATAAAAAAGATTTACAAAGAATAAGATTATGCTACAAAATATTATCTAAAAATATCAATGAAAATATATACGACATACAGGACTTAGGAGATATTGATAAATATTTAATGGAACTGAATAATAAGAAAATAAATAAACAAAAATATGTAGAGTTATTTGCAAAAATATTAGCACAATATATTTTATATGGTCAAGAATAAATATTTTATTGACCCAAAAGAATGTATATTCTAGTATAGATATATAAATAAAATGTCTCTACTAAACAAGGAAGTATTATGAAATCACATATTTATAGTTCTATATTATTGATATTAACTATTCTATTAACTACGTCTTTTAGTTTTAACATAGTTTTTTACAATAGGATTAGTCAGTTAGACACAAAAATCTTACACACAACGTCGCCAGTATCTCAAGAAAAAATGGAAGAATTTAAAAAAGAAATAAATAGATTATCAAATATTCAATATGATACAAAAACAAAACAACCAATATGCAATGATCTATTCGATACTAAAAAATAGACAATGGATTAAAAAATATTGTTTCTTTAAAAGAAATTGCTATTTAACTGGAAAAAATTTACAATTCAAGATTTGTTATGTTGGTAGACGAAAAATAAATAATATAGCAAATCATAATTATAACAATGATGATATTTGGATAAGTAAAAATGAATACCAAAATATAATTACATTTAATGTGGTGTAAAACATACTAGCCCTCCTTTTTTTCATTAGTCTTAAATAAAGACTAACACGCCTAAATAGAAAGAAGTCATAGTATGAGAATTAGATTATTATTTATCTTTTTACTAGCCATATTAATAGGATCATTATCTTTTAATGTTATTCATTCAGAATCGCTAGAATTAGCAAAACAAAATATAGAATCGGACGAAAAAATATATCAACAAATAGTTGGAATATTACATGAACGAATAATAGAACTAGAAAATTAGGGGGCGATATAGATTCGACTGGATATAAAAGATTATATTGGCAAGTAGTGGTTGGTCTGGAGGCCACTTTAAAACCAGATCAAATGCTATAACTGGCACTAATCAGTTAGCACTTGCTGCCTGACAAAAAAGGGCAGTAACAGGTTGAGATTGCGAATGAGGGTAGCGATCAAAAGCCTGTCGTTAAATCCCTCTGCACTTACAATATCCAACGGGTTGTAGGTTAAGAGCAGTTGGTAAGATAAGAAGAATCTTGTTTGTTCTATATTCTTATTTAATTCATGAACAAAATAAACTTGTAGAAAATATAATCAATTTTATCACAGGACGAGGGGGGCAGTACCCCTCCGCCTCCATTAAATTATGAGTAGAAAAATTTGTTCATATTGTGGAAAAAGAAAAAACAAAGGAAGTTTTTCTAAACATAGTATGTATAAAGATAATCTAGACACAAGATGTAAAAAATGTGTTAAGAAACAATCCAAAGTACGAGTAAAATTACACAAAAAAGCACCACCCAAACCAAAAGTTTGCGAGTGTTGTAAACAAATACCAATTAAATGGGTTTTAGATCATGATCACTCCAATGATTCTTTTAGAGGATGGATATGTGACAGGTGTAATACTGGGATAGGAAAATTAGGAGATAATATACAAGGGATAGTGAATGCTATGAACTATCTAATAAATCATTCTATTCAGAGTCAAAGAAATAAATGAAAATTATACAAAGTTTCTTTGCTAATGATATAAGTAGACCATTAAGAACAAATATAGATATAGCATCTAAGCAAGCAAATATTTCTAATAAGTTTCTCAAAAAACACAATTATGACACGATTCTGTACACTGACCAACAATCGGCAAAATATTTTTACCATATAAAGTATGATGAAATAAAAATTATAGATTTAAAAGAATTTAATATAAAAGATAAACTTAATTTTTGGTCTATTACAAAATTGTTATGCTCTTCACTTATAAAGGAAAATTTTTTACATATAGATTTGGATCTTTTTTTGATACAAGATATAATTAAGGGTCATGAAAATGAACAATTTATTTGTTTACATCATGAACCTTGGATGACTCAAATTTTTTATAACGAATTATCACAAGAACAAATTAAAAAATATTTTGATATAGATCCCAAAAAGGCTAAATCGTATAATTTTAGTATTTTTGGTGGAAAAAATAGTAATATTATCAACAATTGTATTGTTAAATTAAATAATTATATTGATAATTATAATAATGAAATTGATAATCTTTTATTAGAAGTAAAAAAATATAATCTTAAAAAATCAGTATTTTTAGAGCAATATATTTTTCCATCATTAATTAGTAAAGATTTGAATATTGATACTTTACCCGTTTTAGTATCAAGCTCTATAGATGCTAAAGGACAAACAGAAATTAGAATAAAGCTAAAAGAACAAAACATTATTCATATTTGGACACTAAAAGAAACGATAGAAGATTTTATTGGAATAAACCTGTTTTTAGATATGATAGATAAATATTATTTTTAATGAAAATTTTATGAAAAAAATACCTATATTTTGTATAAACTTAGAAAGAGCATACGAAAGAAAACAAAAAATACAAAAAGAATGGATAGATAATTTAAAATTTGATATACAATTTTGGAAAGCATATGATAGAAGATTGTTAGAAAATAATTTACCTCCATATTTTTATGATAAAAATATAGCTAAAAATATTTTTGAAAGAGAATTAAGTAATGGAGAAATAGCATGTACTATTTCTTTATTTCAAGTATTTGAATATATTTTATCTAACAATATAAACGAAGCTATTATTATAGAGGACGATGCTATTCCAATAATAAAAAATAAACAAATATTATTTGATAAAATTTGTGATGCAAAAATCGAATTTCCAGATATCAAACTACTTTATATGAATGATTTGCATCCTAAGCAAAAAGATAGACAAAATTGTAATAAAAAAAATATATATTACTATGAAAATATTTTTAATTTAAGAAAGAATACAGCATCTCTGAGCAAAATATCTCCTTGGGGAAATCAATGTTTTTATATAGAACAATCTGCAATATTAACTATGTTTGAGAATATAGAAAAAATTAATGGTAAACCTATAATATATTTTCCTGCTGATCATTTTGCAAATTACACTAAACTATGCGAAAAAAATATTGTTGGAATACTTAATGAACCAATGTGTACACATGATTGGATGGGTCCAGAATCAGTAACTTATATTGGTAACGAATTAAGGAAAACCAATAGAAAGTTTATAGAATGAAATATATTTTAATAGCCAATAATATAAAGATTAATTTAGAAAAAATCACTTTAGAAAATGATGATCTAGTCATATTGTTCGGTGGTCAATGTCCACTTGAATCAAATAAAATTAGAAACCATAAAAATAAAATTCTATTTCTAAGAAACAGACAACATCACAATAAAAAAGGAGATATAAATACAAATCATCAAGATACGCTAATAACAAATCATCAATTGTACAAACAAATTATCATATATCCAAGAAATAATATACAAACACTAATAAATAGCATTAATGATTTTGATCATAATAAAATTATAGATATATATGATAAGATTAATATCTTGACAGAATATAAAAATTTTCCATCAGATTATGTGCCAACCACAGGGTTTATAGCATATTTATACGTTAAGTATTACTTAAATAAAGATAAATCAGAGATTGTTCTCTTTGGTTTTGATGGTATAGACCTTTGGTACAAACATAGTGGATCATATGAAGGTGTTTTTTATAGACAAGAAATATTAAAAAATAATAATCTTGTATTAGATATGGGATATTAATTATGAATCTAAAAAAATGTTTTATTGATTGTGGAGCTAATATTGGTCAAAGTATTGAAAATTTTCAAAAACGATGGCACGATTGGAAGGAATACGAGATTCATTCATTTGAGGCAAACCCAAATTTGTCAAAACATTTTGAAAAATTTAAAACCAACAGTAATTTTTATTTTTATGAAAAAGCAATTTTTATTTCCGATAACGGTGTTGACCTTTATTTATCTACAGAAAGTTTATTAGGATCATCAGTTTTAAGCAATAAAAAAACAGGAAAACTATCCAAAACTCCTATTTTTGTCGAATCAATAGACTTTTCACGCTGGGTAATTTCTAAATTTTCAAAATATGATTATGTTATAGTAAAAATGGATATTGAAGGAGCAGAATATCAAGTTGTTGATAAAATGATTAAGGATCGAGCATTTGATTGCATCAGTGAATTTTTTATTGAATTTCATTCCCATAAAATTGGACTATCAAAAAATGATGATCAAAATATTTTAGACAGATTAAAAGAGTTTAAAACAATTGTTCATGTTAGCAGAGGGGAGTATAGGGACAAGAAAAACTTAACGAAATCTTTTTTCCATTTATCTTCCAATAATTAGGTTATATTTGATTATGAATAAAATTTTTATAGGATGGGATAGTCGTGAGAATATTGCTTACGAAGTATGTAAGTTCTCGATAGAGCGACACAATAAAAATAGAAATGTTGCTATATACGCACTAAAACAAAATGATCTAAGAGAATTAGGAATATACACTAGACCAATAGATAACCTTGCTTCTACAGAATTTTCATTAACTAGATTTTTAGTTCCGTTTTTATCTGATTATATGGGATTTTCTATATTTATGGATTGTGATTTTTTGATACAGTCAGATATACAAGAATTGTTTGAAACTATAGATAAATCGAAAGCGGTTAGTGTTGTTAAGCATAATTTTATTCCAAAAAATACTACTAAAATGGATGGAAAAACTCAACATATATATCCAAGAAAAAATTGGTCATCACTAATGGTTTTTAATAATAATCATCCATCAAATAAAAAACTAAATATAGAATTGATCAATAACGAATCGCCTCAATATCTACATAGACTATCTTGGCTTGAAGATAAAGAGATAGGTGATATAAATCATACATGGAATTATCTGGTTGGTTGGTATAATGATTTAGAAAAACCAAAAGCAATACATTATACAGATGGCGGGCCGTGGTTTAATGACTATTATAATTGTGATTTCAGTAAAGAATGGTTACATGAATACTATTTAGCCCATAAACAATGAATAAAGAAAAAAAATCTTGGGGATTAACCCAGCAAATATTAAAATATAATAATGTTTCTATACATAGAATAGAAATTTTTAAAGATAACTTTTGTTCAAAACATTATCATGACCATAAATATAATTTATTCTATATAGAAAATGGTTCTATTAAAATAGAAGAATGGAATAATAATTTAGATCAAGTCAAAGAAACTATTTTATTGACTGGTGATCAATACATAGTTCCACCAAAAAATTATCATAGATTTATTGCTCTAGAAGATAGCGTAGTATACGAAATATACTATACAGAATTAAGAGACGACGATATAATTAGAATGACGCATTAAAGTTTTTTTCAAACATTGTCGATACTTGACAATAGTGTTCGTTGTGGTATACTAGGACTACACAGGAGACTAAAAAATGATTCACGATTTTGATTATGTTTGGGGAATGGTGCGTGATCTTAGGGCTACTAGCAGTACCAAAGATAAAGAAAATATTATTGCGGATTATTGCGGATCAAACTCTGCCGCATCCATCTTTGCTAAGAATATTCTTCTCTATACATATCATCCCGCTTGGCAATATTATATTACAAGTGATAATCTAAAGAAAAAGAGTCATCTTGTAGCCAGAAAGAATGAATATAAAAATTTCTTCGATCTTCTTAATGATTTGAAAGCCAGAGTTATTACTGGTCACGATGCTATTGCTGCGGTAAATAGTTTTATCGAACATCATAACGATTACGAAGAACTTATCCATTGTGTTATAGACAAGGATTTGAAAACCCGTGCTGGTGATAAGATCATCAATAAGGCTATAGAGGATCATATTCCAGAGTTTAGTGTTGCTCTTGCTGATAAGTATGAACCTAAATTGGTCGATTGGAAAGATGGATGGTATGTTAGTCGAAAGATTGACGGAGCCAGATGTATCGCTATCGTTGATGAAAGTGGAGAAGTTACTTTTCTTTCACGAACAGGCAAGGTTTTTGATACTCTAGGAATAGTGGCTGATGGCATCAAGGCTCTTGGACTTAATAGTATAGTTCTTGATGGCGAACTTTGTCTTGTTGATAAGAATGGTAATGAAGATTTTCAAGGAGTAATGAAAGAACTTCGCAAGAAGGATCACACTATTCCTAATCCTTCTTTCAAGATTTTTGATATCATAACACCAGAAGAATTTTATTCTAAGAAAGGCAAGAGTAATAGACCATATTCAATACGATATGCTGATCTTATCGAAACCATGAAATACAATCAATGCCCATGCTTGACTGTGCTTGAACAAGATAGGATTAAGGATGACTCTCATTTTAACGAGTGGATAGCCAAGTCTACTAAAAATAAATGGGAAGGTCTTATGCTTCGTGCCGATGAACCATATAAGGGGAAGAGAAGCAAAGATTTACTCAAGTATAAGAGTTTCTTTGATGATGAATATGAAGTTATAGACACAGAAATGGGGCCATTTCGTTATGTTCTAGATGGAAAAGAGCATGAGGAAACTATGTTGAGTTGTGTTATGATTCAACATAAGGGACATACTGTTAGAGTTGGTAGCGGATTTACCATTGAACAGCGTCAAGAATTTTATTGCAATCCGCGTAAGATTCTTGGCAAAATTATTACTGTCCAATATTTTGAAGAAACAAAAAACCAAGATGGAGGTATCAGCCTAAGATTTCCTACATTTAAAATACTTCATGGATTAAATAGAAATATATGATAATATATTTTCACTCAAATAATAAACCCATAAAGAATTTTGCTATTATGGCAGAAAGACACTGTGGGACAAAATTTATCACTAAATATATTATAGAAACATATAGTATACCAAATAACGAATCATTTGGATACAAACATTTTTTTGGATTTAATAATGAATATATAGAGAATAATTCGGCCAATACACTAGTGATCGGAATAGTTAGAAATCCATATAATTGGATTATGGCTATGAATAAAAAGCCGTGGCATATGAGGGAATATGACGGTCATCCAGATCCGATTGATACACTAGAAAAATTGTTACACAACGAAATAAGAAATTTTTGGAAAAAAAAAGAAACAAATAATGATAAACATATTCTAGAAAATAGAAGATATAAAAATATATTTGAGCTAAGAGAGGATAAACATAATTATCTAATAAACATATTACCAAAAATTGTTCAAAATTATATATTAGTTAATTATGAGACATTATATGAGAATATCAGATTATTTACCAGCAGTATAAACAAATATTTTGATATAAGAGAATCCCATAAGGATAATAAATTTATTCCGAATGAATATATTATTCCAGATATTGAAACTCTTAATATAATAAATAATCAATTAGTATGGACTACAGAAAATAAATTGGGGTATTTTATGAAGAATACTCTTTAGTATATATGAAAAATAATGTTTCTATATAGAAAAACTTTAAATATTCCATCGAATTTTATATTGTATGGAGAAAGACATTCTGGTACAAAATTTTTTGCAAATGTCATACAGTCTGTATTTGGTTTAAAAAATAACCATAATTATGGACAGAAACATTTTTTTGGATTTGCTAATCATAAGCAAATTTCTATGGATGAAAAATCAATATTTTTTTGTATAATACGCAATCCCTATCATTGGATTGCGGCGATGAATGATTTGCCTCATCATGTTCCGCACAGTCTGCTGCCATTATATGATCACTTATTTGATGAATGGTATAGTATTGATCAATACTGGAAACTGTGGGATAAAAAACCAGTAACATTAGTAAATAATGAAATAATGGAAGATAGACATCTTATATTAAATAGAAGATATCAAAATATATTAGAGTTAAGAAATACAAAAAATAATTATTTACTAAATATTTTACCAATATATGCACAAAATGTAGTAATCATAACTTATGAAGAATTGACAGCGAATTATGATGCGGTAATGGGTATGATAGCAAAATCTTTTTTACTACCTTTTTATGCTCGTAAAGTACAAATAACTCCTTCAAATAATAGACATATACCAGATGATTTGATACAACAGATAAATCCTTTTTTAAATTGGCCAATAGAGAATATGCTTGGCTACACAAAAATTTAAGATACTAGGCTTGACAAGACGATACCTTTAGTGTAGAATCGCAGCATACACACTTTTGGAGAAAACTTATGATTATTAAAAACACAGTTATACAAGTTCAGAATACCACGTTGGATAAAACTAAGGCTGATATTTTCTTTGAAAACTTTCCTAAAGACAAGGTTGTTTCGTATAAGGAATATTGGGAAAGTGTGCGTCCTCAGAATGTTGATGATATTTTTCGACGATATTTGTTTAGTTTTATGAGTGTTCATACAACATGGAAAAGTAATGTTAATGGGTACAACGCTATCAAAGACTTCGATGATTGGATTGACGATAAAGAACTACTCAGAGAAAAAATCAAGAATAGCGGTTGCGGACTTTATAATAATCGTACAAAATTTATTTGGCAGTTTAAGGACAAATTCTGGAAAAATCCTAAACAATTTTATCTAACTAGTAAAAAGTATCATGTAAAGAAAAGAGATCAGATTGTTAATAATATCTCTGGTCTAGGAACTGCTAAAGTTTCGTTTGCTTTGGAACAGTGCCATCCTAATGAGTGTAGGGTTTTTTGTGGAGACACTCATATGTTGGAATTGTATGGTATGAAAACACTGACATATCAATCAAAAAAAGGTCTTGATCAGTATAAAAAGATGGAAAGACACTGGAGCGTTAATTGTGGTAAACTAGGAGTTCCAGCATATATTGCTAGATGTATATTTTGGGACGCAAAACAAAATAAAACCGATTCTCGTTATTGGTCATATGTATTTGAAAAATAAAATATTTTTGGTGTATATAATAAGCAAACAGAGTATACGCCAATGAAAAAACAATGTAGTAAATGTAATAAAAAATATAATATAGACAACTTTCATAAGCAAAAAACATCATCAGACGGAAGATCGTCATATTGTAAAAACTGTCATAAAGAATATTGTACAAAATGGAAACTAAAAAATAAAAAGAAAATTAAAAAACAGCAACGTAAATATCAAGCTGAAAATAAAAACAAATTAAATGAATATAATAAAAGATGGAGACAGTCGAATCCAGATAAAATTTATGCAATTCGTAGAAAACACAGAGAAGAACACAGAGAAAAAATCAACAAAAGACGACGAGAGAAACGCAAAGAAAATATAAATTTTAGACTAAGAACTATCATTAGCAATCGTATTAGAATGGCTTTGATACGAGGATCAAAAAATAACACATCATATGATTTAACTGGTTGTTCTTGGGACTATCTAAAACTATATTTAGAGAATCTTTTTGTTGATGGTATGAATTGGGAGAACTACGGGAAATGGCATATAGATCATATAAGACCTTGTGCTAGTTTTGATCTAACAAAAAGAAAAGAACAGAAAAAATGTTTTCATTATAGTAATTTACAACCACTATGGGCTATAGATAATCTTAAAAAATCTGATAAATGAATCAAAGAGACTGCATGACTAAACAAAAAAACAAAAACTGATACTGGAGGATTAATATGAAATATAATGTGTATATTCAAGATAATTTTGTTTCTAAAATAGAAGCACAAGATACCGATGATGCAATAAGACTTGTGTTATCTAAAATACATAGCGGGGATATCGTTTATGATGAATCGGTTTCTATGGATTTGAAATTGGAACCTATCAATGAGTAATGGAAAAGGAAGTAAACAAAGACCTAAAAGTGTAGACTATAAAACTTGGGAAAAAAATTACAATAATATTTTTAGAAAAAATGAAAAGTCTAATAAAATTTCAAAATCAAAATGAAATATTATTTTTTATATGTAACTGTTATAATGAAGTTTTAGTTATCAATTATGACAAAAGCTATAAAATAGCTGATTTGTGTATTTATGAAAGTTATAATTCATATTCTCATAAGCTGTCATTTTGGCATAAAATTAAAACCATATTGCATATTTTAAGAACAGGTAAAATATATAGTGATCAAATTTCATTGGATTCTGATCAAATAGAAAAGTTAAAGATGTATTTATCATACCTTTAGGTGTAATAAAACATATCTAATTCCATTACCTATTAGGAGTTTGATAATGATAATGAAAAATTTTGTTTCTAATGAAATATCAGAAGATATTTATTTTGCTAATAAATTATTGCAAACTCTAACTAACACAATAGATTTTTTAGAAAAAGAAAATAACGCTTGGAAAGACACTTTTGATAATCTAGTGTCTATAAATTATCAAGATTATGATACTAGTTATGGTGAATTAAGTGACACAAAATACGCACATTCGGCGTAAAAATAGTGTTATAATAACTCAGATTAATAATACTGAATACTTAATTGAGGGCAACTTTGATATAAAACTTGGTTGCGTTGTTGATCCTGTCATAGTTTATGCAAATATCATAAACGGTCCATTTATTCATGTTGGAAAAGATTTTCTTGGTAAGGGATCGGTATCAAATATTGATATAATTGAAAATACAAAAAACAATATCATAATTAAAATAAAATTATATGAATAAACTTTATAAAAGTAAATCAAATAAAATATTTTTTGGTGTTTGTGCTGGTCTTGGTTACTCATTCAATCTTGATCCAGTATTAATTAGAATTTTTTTTATATTAGGAACTATTTTTAGTGGAAGTTTATTGTTTTGGATATATCTAGTTTTAGGACTTATTTTGCCAACACGCGACGAATAAATTTCTCGCAAGGTCAAAAAAATTCAAGGGTCGGCTATTGACAAGCCGATAGAGTAGGATAGAATGAAAGAGTTGATGCGAGAGGTTCAATCGCTTGATTGACTTGCACCAATAGGAATTGGAAATGATTTGGAGGTTGATTATGGCTGAAGTTACTACGGTTGAGAAGCAGAAGCGTGTTCGTTGCAGCGATGAGCAGTTTCTTGAGGCTGTTTTTTCTAGCAAGACTTATGCTGAGATTGCTACTAAAACAGGACAGAAGATCGCTAGCACTATGGCTCGTTATGCCAGAGTGAAGGCGGCTCTTGCTAAGAAGGGTGAAACTCTGCCCGCTATGGAGCGTGCGAAGCCTGCCAAGACAATTGATAATGTTGAGGCTATGGCAGATGTTGTTCGTCGCCTCAAGGCTCACGCCAACGGCTGATTTTTAAATTAACGATAGTCGGCCACAGTGGTCTAAATGGTAGAGGCACACACTAATCAACCTCTAATCATGGATCGCTGTGGTCGATTATCTTATGGGGAATTGGCGGAATAGGCAGACGCAACGGACTTTTTAATTGGAGTGCTTAAAGGGAAACTTTTAATGTAGAACCTGTCAAAGTCGGTGAAACCTGTAAAATGGCAATACCGAACCAAACCTAATTTATTAGGGAGGCGTAGAGACTTGACGGCAGGAGCCTAAAATATGAAAAATATTATGGCTAAGGTAAAGTCCAGACCACAAACTGTAAAGGTAACGAAAGTTATAGTGGTAAGAAAATCCGTTGGGAGTAATCCCGTGTGGGTTCAAGTCCCACATTCCCCACTGTAGTATAATAGTAGAGAAATAAATCCTTTTGGTGTATGTTACTTTGAACTACACCATTAGGAGTCTACTATAATGAACATATGTCGTAAATGCGGATCAGAATTCAAAAACAGAGTAAAAATTAAGGGATCAATAAAGGTTTTAAATCGTCGTAAATATTGTTTAGATTGTTCTCCGTTTGGAAAAAGAAATACCAAAAGATTGCATTTACCACAAAGAAATAAAAATTCAAAAAAACAATGCACACAATGCGGTAAAGAATTTAAGTGGAATAAAAATAATGTATGCTGGACTTGCAGATCGTATAATAGAAGAAAACAAAACAGAAACAAAGCCATAACCCATCTTGGTGCAAAGTGTGGGGATTGTGGATTGGAAGATAAAGATGTTTTAACATTTCATCATATAAGCCAAGACAGTAAATATGATAATCTTTCTAGTTTGTGGCACAGAAAGTGGTCAGTAATAGAAAAAGAAATTAATAAATGCAAAATATTGTGTGCTAATTGTCATATGAAACTACACAGAAAGGAAAACAAATGAGCAAAAACGTAATCGAATTGAACAAGATCGGTAGCAAGGTTAAGTTAACGGATGATGTTTATGGAACCATAGTTGGTATTAATATTTCTGGAGAAAATACTGTTACTTATAAATGCGGGTGGTGGAATGGTCGTTCGTATTCAACAGAGAGTTTTTCTCCTAGCGAAATAGAAGTTATGGTTGCTGAGAAGTTTAAGATAGGCTTCGGAACATGAACGAAATTACAGATCCTTTGGATTATCTCATTCAATGTTGTGAAAGTGCTATTAATACTGGTAAGTGGCGACTTACTAAATTCACTATTCTTAACGCTAAAAACGAACTTTCTAAGTTGAGACAAACCAAGAAAGATTTGGCTAAAGAACTATTTGACGCTAATCAATCTCTGGTAGAAGAAATTAATCGTGATTTAGCATTTAAAAATGTTGCTTGGGCAACTATAAATGGCAGGGGTGATATGTTTAACATCAGTATGATATACAATCAATATGCTGATCCTAAGTCCACCATTCCTTTGTATCGAAACGAAAAGGAGTATAAAGAAAAATATGGTAAGTTATCCAAATAGATTATTTAGAGGATGGTGTTCTAATGAAGGTAATTCACGATCTCATATTCTTCATTATCATATTTATACTATTAGAGACATTAGTGACTATAATGGCGGAACGATTCCAGAAGAAGTAGATTCATTAGAAGAGTATTTCAATACAGATCTTTTGTCAGTAGACGATCCATACTACGCCGTTTATGCAACATTTAAGATGGATATCCCAAGAGGGCCAATCAAAATTTTTGAAACTCCAGATTTAAAAGTAGCAGTTTATATTGTTGAACAACTAAGCGGCAATAAGGTTAAAGAAGATGAAATACACAATTGATATTAATTATTTTGATGAGGGTGGTAGTGCTGAATTCTATCATATAAAAGAAGATAAAAATCTTGGATTTAAACAATTCCGAAATAAAAAATTCGCCAATACTGCGTACAACAAACAAAAATTATTGAGCAAATTCGGTCTTGCTCCTAAAGTTTACGGCAAGGTTTGTAGGCTAGAGATGAAGATTGAAAATTTTGGTGGTGAAGGACACGATTATTTGGATTATACTAATTGGGGATATGTTACAGAAAAAGCGAGGGTCGCTGATGAAAAAGTAATGAAAAAAAGATTACGAGAAATACAATCTCTTGTTGAGTCTATTGAGAAAAAAACCAAACTAAAATTCTGGGATTGTCATTACTATAACATGGGTTATATTAAACGAAATAATAAGGCTAAATTAGTTTGCATTGATACTGGAATTGAAAGTTTTAATCGTGATGTGGACGCTTGGGGAATGGGAACTCCTGGCCCAAAATGCAGTTATTGTAAAAAGTATCAATGCAGATGTAGCATATACTAATGGTGTATATCCTTAATATAAGGAGATACATTATGTCAAGAGAATTTGATCAGATAATTAGAGAAATTAACAAACAAAATAAAGAACTTCATAGTATAGATAGCCAAATTTCCAAAGAGGTTATCAAGGATATTTCTGATGTTAAAAAGTCTGTAAAAACAATAGAAAACAAAATTGTATTGATGGAAAAGGTTCTGAACCAATTATTTGAACTGATCAATAATATAACCATATTTATAGACGATGCCGAAGATATAGTGGATGGTATAGATGATGAAGATGAAGAGGATTGGACTCCTTATGATGAGCGTAATTTCCAATATGAGGATGACAACGACGAAGAAGATATAGGTGGAGACAATTATTGGAGTAGCCATGAGGATGAAAGTTAATGGGTAGTTTAGCACTTGCAGCATCAGTGATAGTATTGGTTACGATTATAATTGGGCCACTAACATATTTATTGGCTAAGTTAGGAACTCCAAGGATTATTATTTATCTATTAAGTATATTTTCTATATTTTCGGGAATATCTTTTTGCACACTCGCTATACCGATATGGTATATAGGATTAATTCCGATATATTTTGGATACATAAGCATACAAAAAACCAATAGCCTCAAGGCCAAAAAACTAAAGGAAGGCTAGTTGACAAGCCGATAACGTATGGTATGATGGAACTATCACAGGAACGATTCACAGATTTTGGAGAAAAACGATGAAGTTGGCAGATCGTGTTATTGAGACTCATAGTGCTGGTGTTCAGAGTGCGTCAGGATTCACAATCGCACAAACCAGTAAAATGTTTAAGATCCTTTCGGATTCTCTGTATTCCGATAAGGTTATGGCAGTTATTCGTGAACTGTCTACAAATGCTTATGATAGCCATATTAGTGCTGGCAATAAGAATCCATTCAAAGTAGTTTTGCCAACCGCCGCCAATCCTAATTTTAGTGTGCGTGATTATGGCACTGGTCTTAGTCAGGCGGATATGGAGAATCTCTATACAACCTACGGGGCCAGCAACAAGAATGATAGTAACGATTTTGTTGGTTGTCTTGGTCTTGGAAGTAAGAGTCCGTTTGCTTATACCAAGAGTTTTACCACAAGTTCATACTATAATGGTATAAAGTATACTTATATTGCTGCTATTGACGATAGTGGTGTTCCTACTCTAAATCTCTTTAATTCCTGCGAAACTGATGAGCCTAATGGTCTTGAGATTAGTTTTGCTGTTAAGCAATATGACTTTACTGAATTTAGTCAGAAGGCTATTCGTATCTTTCATTACTTTAAGATGAAGCCGATTATTGAGGGTGGTGTTATTACATCCCTAAAGGATCATGCTTATAGCAACAAGAATATTGTGATTAGTGGGGATGGTTGGAGAGTTTGTCGTTTGGCTAATGATAACAATCAGTATCCTAGTGTTTACCACAAGATCGACAGCGGTATTGTGGCTCTTATGGGTAATATTGCTTACCCTGTTAATGCAAACCAACTTATTGGCGAACAAAAGGCCGAACAACCCGATCATATTGCCAAGTGGAATCGTGCTTTTGGCAAGGCAGATATTGATTCTTGGAAGAGTTTCATCACAGAAATTCTAAACCAAAACCTTTATCTTGAACTGGATTTTGGTATCGGTGAACTTGAGATGGATGTTAGTCGTGAAGGATTGCAGTATACAAAAGCCGTTATCAAGACTTTGCGTGAAAAGACTCAGGGTATTTATCTTGAGATGAAAGAAGAATTCAGCAAAAAGATTCAAGCAGCAAAGACCAGAATAGAGGCTATTACCACATACTATCAACTGAATGATCTTGCTGGCGGTTGGGGTGTTGGTGCATCTTGGACTGATGCTAATGGTAAGGCTCATAGTATCAATAGCGGAGAGGACTTGGAATATAAAATTCCAGCCGGTAAAAGTCTATATGTTTTTAACTATAGAACTGCTGGGTATCGTTCTCGTCGCATGGTTTATCTAACAGATAAATTGCATCACAATACTCTTACTGGTAAGGGTGAATACTATTGGAATAGTAGTCGTAAAACTGGACCGCTAAGTTTCTTTGTGTGTGATATTAAGAGCGAAGAAACAGCCAAAAAGATTGTGACTCGTTATTGCAACGACAAGGACTGTTTTGCTTATCTAATGGTTGATACCAAAGATATAACAAAGTCGGACAAAGGATTTGATGATCTTATTAATGACGTTGGAACAGATAAGATACTGAAAGTCTCAGACTATAAAGATCTGATCAAGAGTAATAGTCCAAGAAAAGCGGGGACTCGTTCTAGCAAAGGTAGTGTTAGCGATCAAGATGTATTCTTTATTTATGGTGCATCTAAGGATAGTGATAGTCTTACTATCGAATACAATGATGCCCCTCATCTAAACACTCTATCAGCAGAAGAACTTGAAGAATTTGAAGATAGCAATGAAATTGTTTATGTTCCTATTACCAGATATGCTTCTAATGAAGGCGAAGGTTTGCCTAGCATAGAGAGTCTAGCCGTAATGTTTACTGATAATAGTTTGAGCGATCTTGTTAAGCAAATGTTTGGCAAGACTAAAATTTATGCTATCAAGAATAGCGTTGCAAAGAAAATGGTTGAGGATGGTGAACGTACTATGATTCCATTCAATACTTTCTTTAAGGATAAACTAAAGACTATTGCAAAAGATCACTTCAAAAAGGTTTCTTCCTTTAATGGTATCGTAGAATTTTGCAAGAAAGAAATGAGTGACAGAGATACTGATAGTCGTTATTATTGGAACAATTATGGTGATGTTATTGGTCAGTTCTGTTTTCATGTTCTAAATTTCTTTGGTCTTGACTATGGTAAGTTTATGAAGAATGATAAATTGGTCAAAATCGTTGACAACTATTTGATTATGGAATTCTTTAGTGATACTGTGCATAGACATAAGTATGACATTGATCGCTTTAAGATGGTCGATTACTATAGTCATATCAATAATCTTCTCAATGGAATTGGTATCGATAGTATCAATGCCGAGGATATTAAGAAAACCAATGTCGCTTATATTCAATTGAATAATCTTATTGAGCATAGGCTTTATGCAAAGTCGGATTCAAAGCAATATCTTGATATAATCTCATCAGACGATAAGACTAAGTATAACTTGCCCAAAGCGAGTGAACTTAGAAAAACTATGAAAGCAGAGGTTGACAACAACCCGATGCTCAAGTATATTATGGGAACTGTCAGTGCGAAGGTTGGGATTAGGAATTTGACCTCAAAAAATCCTATCGTCAATTCTACTGATGCTTATAATAGAACTAGCGATTGGTCTAGTAAGATGAGCGATGATATGGTTGATTTGTTTAAGATTCAATTAAGTAGTCTAATTAAGTAATTTTCACAGGAGTTATAATCATGGCTGTTCCGTTTATGTTTGTTGATGGCAACCTCACGGTTGTTCTGAATAATAAGAGTTATCAGGTTCTTCCTGATCATATTAACTATAAGATGATCTTGGAAAAGTTGCCAACCGCAACCTCTGATGAGTTGCTAGAAATTGTTGATGTTCAAAAGGCTATTGCTGTTTTTAGCGATGGTCTTGTTGAGATCAAGAATGGTCAGGTAACTTATGAGGGCGAAGTTGTGCATGGGGCGATTAGCAAAAGGATTTTGGAGTTTATGAGCAAGGGTCTGCCTTTTCAGCCTCTTGTTAATTTCTTGAATAATCTAATGGAGAATCCTAGTATGCAGAGTCAAAAGGAACTCTATGATTTTCTGGAACATGAGCATCTGCCAATTACTGAGGATGGTCATTTTCTGGCCTACAAGGCAGTCAGAGCAGATTATATGGATAAGTATCGTGGCACATTCGACAATCATGTTGGAAAGATTTGTCAGATGACTCGATCAAAAGTTGATGATGATCGTGCTAGAGGTTGTTCCAATGGGCTTCATGCTGGAGCATTGAATTATGTGGCCGGCTATGGATCTCTTGAGGCTGGAGACAAAATTGTGATTGTTAAAATCAATCCAAAGGATGTTGTTAGTGTACCATCTGATTGTAACTGCGAGAAACTTCGCACTTGCCGATATGAAGTGGTCGGAGAGTATCAAGGCGAACTTCTCAAGCCTCTTTATTCTTCAGTTTTTACTGAGGATGATTATCGTGATGATGAGGATGATGATTATGATAATGATTATGATTGGGGATGGAATGATGAGGACGATGAGGAAGAAGCATACTATGACGACGAAGATGAGGATGACGAGTACGACAACTCTTATCCTGGTTGATTGAATTTTTAAAGGAACTGTCTGGTGACAATTCGATCCTGTGTGGAAAGATTTGGGGTTCGATTCCCCATTTCCTTTTTTATCGCTAATGATAGTAGAGGTTGCTATCCCGATAATTGGTTATTTATTTACAGGTAATAGGTGAAATATGTTTAAGATGGAACTTGGTTTTAATCCTTATGACAAGAGCAATAGTAATACTGGAAAGCGTCATGTAAATTCGTGGAGTAGAATTCAACAACAGTTTCTTGATTCTTTTCATCTTGCTGCTGGTCATATTTTTTGCTACAATGGAGATCCTCGTAGAAAGATTAGCAGCATGAAGCATACCAGCAATCTAGATGAAGTGCATGATGCTAATGAGAATGGTAACTCTGATGCTTACTTCTATGTTAACGGAGGACGCAAGCAATATGCTATCAACACCATCAGTTGTTGTTTTGTGGATATTGATGCTGGACGAGACTCTAGTGGAAACTATCTGCCAAGCAAGGAAGTAATGAACTTTAAGAGGTCAGCATTAGACAAGATCAATAACTTTGCTGTTAAGCCAAGTTGGGTAGTTGATACTCGTAATGGATACCAGATTTATTGGATTCTGGATGATGAGAGTCGAACTCTTATCAATAAGACAACTTGGAATGGTATTCAGAAAAAGTTGGTCAACTACTTTGGTGGTGATGCACGAGCCATCAAGATTAATCAGATTTATCGAGTTCCTTATACTTGGTGGCGTAAGTGCTGGGAGAAGAAGGCTCCGTATTTTACTAGTGTCCTCACCGGCTCAACTGGTCAGAGCATTAATGTAAAAGATCTAATCTCTGCATTAAATGGTCAACCAGCAACAGTAACCATTGTTCCTAATGCTACTAGTGATGCTTGGTTTGAACAGTGGAGAAAAACCTACAAGAATTCTGATTCTACTGGACTTCCTGTGAGCGTGGATGCTGCTCAAAAGATTTTGAATGAACTTTCAAATTCTATGGGTCGTTCTAATCCAAACCATCCGCAGTCTGTTTATACTAATTGTTGTGGTCAAAAGAATAGCAAAAGTTCCTTAAATAATTTTAAGAGCAATGCTTGGGCAACATATAATCTTAAATATGAAAAGACTTCTGATAATAACCAGACTTGGGAAAAGGCTTATGGCGATCCTATGCCAGTTAATCATGTAAATACCGGAGATATGGGTGTTCCGCATGACACTGGTGCTGGTTTAGTTCTCACTGGGGAGCAGGCCAAACTTTTAAAAACGGTGGTCGAGTACCTCAACCAAGCGTCCACAGCGTTGTATTTCAGCAACAACCGATTCCTTTCTGGTGCTGCCCGTGACTTGGCAAACCAGATTAGCGATAAGTTTTGTGTTGGTTGATTAAAACCGGATCAGTCGGGGGATGCTTGTTGTGTCCCCGATTGATTCTGGCCTAGTAGGAATAAATTATGGCAAGACACACAAATAAACTATTACAGCATTTAATTGATAATGAATCTTCAAAAAGAGATTTTGTGGACTTGGTTCAAAAAACCAGCAGCAATTGGGAAATGGCTAAACTGCTAACAGAAGGTAAGTTTGAGAATACAACTTGGTATGTTAGTGGTCAAACAGTTGGCAATATCATGAAACGATTAGGATATCAAGGTAAGCGTGGACGCAAAGCCACTCGACCAAATGTAGTTGCTAATACTGGGCTGAGATGGACAAAAAGGACTTGATATAGTGAACAATCCAGACGATCCAGAATACAACGATGATCCATACAAATTCTATTTTCAAATAGATACCGAATGGATACAAAAGTATATGGATAGTCTGATTAAAAAATTGTCAGAATCTTATCAAACTCCAGAAGGATTCAAACCGATTTCGTTACCTGTGAATAGTTGGATCTCCAGTATAGCGGGGGAGAATTCCTCCCTATACTTGGGGAACAACTATTGGAACGAGGGAGTGTGGAAAAAGAAACATTTTATAGAGGATAAACTACAGAGGCAATATGTCAATCATTTACAAAGTCATGCTGGGTATTTTTTACACGAGCCTAGATATTATAAAGGTCTTTACGAAATACTTAACTAGAAAGTATAAGGAATTTTATGAATGAAGACAATAGTAATAGTTTTATTATAAAAGATATGATAGGATTCATAGAATCAACAAGAGCATTAGTATTCAATAGCTTTGGTAAAACAGAAAAAGATATAAAAGACGATATTAATCTTAATATAGACCCAATAGAAAAAGACGAGATAGATAAAGTTCTATCGTTCGACGAATCAGAAATAATATGTAAAGAGTTTCTAAAAAAACAAATAAACAAAAAAACAAAATCAATTAGATACATATTAACGGACGATATATTCTTATCTATAGTAGAATCTTTAAACGATAGAATGGTCAGTAATGTATTAAATAGCTTAGTCAACAAAGGTCTAGTAGAAACAGCTTATGATAGTGAATCGAACGACTTTGTTTTTTGGGTAAAAGATAAAAATGAAAATGACCAAAAACCAGAAACCGACTGACATTTCTCTTAGTCTTAAATATATTTGTCCAAATAAAAAATGTCGGTATGATCATTGGATCTCTTTAAGAGAATCCAAAATAAAAAATTTTAAAATAGTTTGTGATTGCGGCCATATATTCTGCCCAAAACCAATACAAAAGATTTGTATAAAATATAAAAAGGAAATTAACCAGGTTCTTGAGGCCAAAAATAAAACTGTTACTGAACATATTATACCACAGGATTTATTAGAAAAATCTAGTAGAATTATGCAGACATTTGGTTTTAGAGCAAAAGAGGCTAAAGAACTTTTATCTCAATTTTATAAGACCAATCCGATTAATGATTATAAACAATTAGTACAAAGCACTTTGGCTATTAATGGAGGTTAAAATGTCAAACTCAATGAGACCAGTATGTTTCGACGAAATCATAGGCCAGAACAGCGTTATAACTCGTTTGAGAGTCTCTGTGGCCGGTTGTAAAAACAGTGGCACGGTGATGCCTCACGTTTTAATAGATGGGCCTCCCGGCCTTGGTAAGACCACCATAGCGAGCGCTATAGCAAATGAATTGGACGTTAACTTATATACTGTAAATGCGGCTAGCATAAGAAGCATAAAAAATATAATGCCATATATTATGGGATTATCTCCAAGATCAGTCTTATTTATCGATGAGATTCATAGGCTACCAAAAATAGTTGAAGAATTTTTGTATCCTGTTATGGAAGATTTTGCTATTAGTATAACTTCGAAGGATGAAGAAGATAAGGATATTGTTGATCAAATAGATATTCCTTTATTTACACTAGTTGGAGCAACAACTAGTGGTGGTAGTTTAAGTCAACCATTTTATGATAGATTTACAATTAAAGAACATTTAACTTTTTATACCGACAATGATCTAGCTAAAGTAGCAAGGTTGAATTGTGACAAGTTAGGCATAGTCATAAGCGATTCAGACCTCTTTGAAATAGCAAAAAGAAGTAAAGGAACTCCAAGAATATTAAATGGTAGATTGCTTTGGTATAGAAATTATTTATCTTGCTACCCAGATTCTACAGCATCTATTGACGAAATCTTTTCTATACAAGGTATTGACAAAAACGGATTTGATATATATGATAGAATGTACTTAGATGTTCTTAAAAAATCAAAAGGTAGTCCTCTTGGGCTAAAAAGCATATCATCAATTACAGGAATAGCAATAGAAACAATAGAGAATAGTATAGAGCCATATATGGTAAGAGCAGGCATCGTTATAAGAACATCAAAAGGAAGAATCATAAATGTTTGATATTATATTATCCACAAGAGATAATATAGAATGGATATCAATTTATTTAGATTCATACAAAAAATATACAAAATTTATTAATAATTACAATTTAATAATTTTAGATTCTTCTATAGAAAATAATTATCTGAAATTAATAGATATTATAAAAAATTATTATGATTTAAATATAACTGTTGTTAGATTTGATAGACATACACATTTTCATGATATATGGCTACAAGGTATAAGTTTAAGCAATAAAAGATATGTGTTAGTTACGCATTCTGATATTGTATATTTAATGCCAAACTGGGATATTTTTTTGTTAAACAAAATACACGATGGGTACTCGCTAGTCTCTGTTTCTGTTAGAGAAAAAATATATCCCGAATCGGTATGGATTTGTTGTGAAAAAGAAATTTTTTTAGAATCAAAATTTGATCAATACATATACGAGGACAGGAGTATAGAACACGGAAATATCAAATATGTATATAATAAAAATACCACTAATAAAGAATTTTATATAAATCAATTAACAAACCTAAACAATAAATATGGGGATATAGCAATACTAGACGGTAAAGAATTTATATATCATAATTATTATTCTACTAGAATACAAAAAGATTCTTTGTGTCCAGTACCAGAAGGGGTAGAAACAATCTATCTTCATAACAGAGAGTCATTCGATAAAACAATAGAAAAAATTCGCCAATATCTTATTTTAGACAAAAACGATATATCTCTTGCAGAGTATTTATTGAATTATAATCAATTTACCAAATAATATAATAAATATATATAGGGTGTAATTATATAGCATAGTACCCGGAGGTAATATGGCTATATACAATATATTAATAGATAAATCAGATAAATTTGATATTAATTTCAACCAATTTCAGAATACTCCTATATCAACTGGAAATATATCAAATAATATCTATATTAGATATAATAAGTCTTTTTATGATCAAAATTTGAACCAAGAAATTTATAATGAAGGTCCAGGCACCACAAATAATTCAATAAGATCTATATACTCTACTCTGTCAGGAAAAGGTATTAGGGAAAATAAATACGATATATTGACAGGAAAATGGGATAGTGGATATCCTCAAAATGCGTATTATGTTATATGTGATCAAAAACTATCAACAGTCTATAGTCTAGGTAATTCTTATGTTAGTAGAGACGAAACAGTAGATACTGCTTTTCCTAGAAATCAGAATTATTCTTTTATAGAAAATAATATACATAATGATTGCGATAATAATCAGATAGCAACTCCAACACCAACTCCAACAGCAACACCAACTCCAACAGCAACGCCAGCACCAACACCAACTCCAACACCAACTCCAACGCCAACAGCAACGCAAAACGCATTTTTAACTTTTGATAGGAACGATGGACTTCTAACCGTTGGAGAATATTCAAATAGTGTTCCACTAACTTATACAACCAGTGGGATCAATTGGGGATTATTAAGATCAGTCATACCTTCTAATATTCCTAACTGGGGACAATCATGAATAAATCTAAATATATTATAGTTTTAAATAAAAATTGTAATAAAGATGAATTTAAATCAGAATTACAAGGAGTATCCAATCAAGAATATATTCCAAATAGAGAATGCGAAATAGTAGACGATGTTGTGGATACCAGGGGTTTGGTATCAATTTTATCAGAACAAGAAGCGGTTCAATTGAGCAAAGACCCGAGGATTCAAGGCATTCAAAGAGATATGCCACAAATATTAACTAATATTCCTCCTATTCTTACGAATCATCAACTGTTAAATAGTGGATTATGTCCAAAATTAATAGATAAAAAAGTAAATAACGTAAGCATATTAAAAGAATATGAAAGTAAAGAAAAAATAAATGAAAACAATATAAATATTCAATCTCTTACACATGATGCTAGAATCAACGATTTACCAGACGGTTCTGGCGTTGACGTTGTTATTGTTGATACTTTAATTGGTTGTATCTTAAAGCATAATATAGATTGTAGTCCAGAATTTTTTGGAGTTTTGAATCCAGAACTAGTGTATCGTGCAATATATAGTGGAAATATTGTACATCCTGATCTCAGAGACAAAAACGGGAATTCTAGAGTAAATCATATTAATTGGAATTCTTATGTTGGAGAACCAGGTGAATACGATTATGCTGCTATGGCATCCGGCTCACTTGATATACAAGATCATGGTTTACACGTTGCTGGAACAGCGTGTGGAAATCGTCAAGGATGGGCAAAAAATAGTCAAATATATAATATCGCACCAAATTTAAGACAATTTAATAATACTCCATTTTTATTTAATAATTTTAAATTTTTAACAGCGATAAAAAATTGGCATCTTGATAAATCTAATCATCCAGAATCATCAGGTAGACCAACAATAACAAATCATAGTTATGGTTATTCTTCAGATTATTTTTATGATATAAGATCAATATTGAGTGTCACAATTAGTGGAATAGAAATGTTAGCACCAAGAGAAACATCGGTAGCTACAGTCGAAGCAACAATTAATAGTAATGGATTTATAGACTCATATACAGTAACAAATAGTGGCGAGGGATATACTAACCTTCCAACTATATCTTTTAATGGCGGAGGAGGGGATGAGGCAGAATTTGTTATGGGTAGTGGATCAATTAAAACAATAGTTGTAACAGATATTGGGTCCGGCTATGATCATACTAATCCACCAACAATAACATTTGATGCTTCTCCGGATGGAAATACTGCATCTGGTGTGTGTGTTGTTAATAGTGGAGATGGCAGTATATCAAGAATTATTATGTCAGACAGAGGAACTGGTTATTCAGAATCCTCTCCTCCGAATATTACTTTTTCCGATCCTGTTTCTGGAACAACAGCAGCAGCATATTGTATTATAAAATCTAATTTTATTAGTAACATTAAAATTATTAACTGGGTAGATAATAACTATTGGAGACCTGCGATTGGATTCTTTTGTGATCCACCACAACTTGTAATAGCAGGCGGATCTCCAACTAAAGAGGCTATGTGGAGAATTAATCCAGATCCTGCAGTAAATGGAGGATGGCATACAGGATCAACAATGACTGACCTCGATACATTTTATGAAATAGTAGAAAAAAGAACTCAATTAACATCAACAAGTTTTAGTCAAAATTTATTGGGCGGAGAATACCAAACAAAACCAGCAGCATCCTTTTCATATAATCTATTTAAATGTTTTCATGGTGGTCCTTATGCATGGGCTTCTATAGTTGATGGAAAAATTGTTGCTGTTAGCGGAAACTGGCACCCGGATCCGGCAGGAGGGGGTTATTGTCAGCCAGGCAGCAGAGATTGTTTATCAGCAGAAGATTGTCCCTGTCCAGATACTGCTGAAGGATATCGCACTGATCCTGATTATTATAATTTTGACAATGATTTACTTAATCCAATTTCATGTCCATCTGGATGGTTTACTAGCAATCCTCAAGTATATATTACTAATGGCGGAGGATTTACTGATCAATATTTACAAAATTTAGGAGTTAGAGTAAACACAGACGTTTACGCCTGGACTTTTGCGGGAGATCGTTGTTTGACGATTAGTGATAAATATGTCACTAAATATATAGGATATCATAGCGTAAGAAATATTCTTATGGATTCTATTATAGAAGATTTAGTTGATAATGGTGTTGTCGTTGTTGGCGCTGCTGGAAATTTACCTGATATAGCATACAGAAGCGAAGATGATATGTTTAATACAAAATTAACTATTAATTTTTGTTATTTTTTAAAGCAAAATCCAACAATTCCATGTGATGGAGATAACATGGTATATGAAGGTGATGCATCAATAGGGAGAACATATGCAACATGGATGGGTGGGTTACCGTGGGGAGATAATATATATGATGATTATCCTTTGCAGGGATCAAGTCCTGGGGCAGCAAATGGATCTATTTGTGTGGGTTCATACACAAGATCATCCAATCCAGAACAAAAAAGCTCATTTAGTGTTACTGGACCGCGCATAGATATTTGGGCTCCTGGAGAAAGCATAATATCTTCCACGTACATAAACAAACAGTGTAGTTACAACAATGTACCAAATAGTTCTATAAAAGATCATAGAAACTATATGCTTTTTGCAAATGATCCTGTTGATCAAAGATTTGGCTTGGCTAGATTGAATGGAACAAGCATAGCTAGTCCTCAAGTTTGTGGTGCTATAGCTAGTTATTTTACTGATGGGAATGTTACAAGATCAAGCAACATTCCTGAACAAGCACTCAATTGGTTAACTAACAGTGTAGTTAGTTATATAGCAGAATCTGGTTTTCCTAGAAATCTATCTGGTGGGACTAGCGGAATTTTACATTTTCCGGGAATCACAGTGACATATGCATAATAAAACTTTATGCTCATCGATACCTAATACAAAAATATTGATAATTGGCGGAACTCAAATGATTGGCAGAGATTTTGTAGAACTATGCATCGAAAATAATATATATCCAACTTTAGCAAATAGAGGGGTAACAAATACTAATTTATTTTTAGATTTAAAAAAAATTTTTATAGATAGAAATGATAAATTTAAATGTTTTAATTTAAAAAATAAATATTTTGATATAGTTATAGATTTTTCTTGTTATAATGTAAATCAATTTTTAAATATTTATGATAATATTAAATACAATAAATATATAATTATTTCAACTTTATGTGTTTTTTCAGACTCGGTATTAAATGATGAAAGTCACTGGCTGCATAATTATTGCAAAAATAAACAATTATTGGAAACTTATATAATAAATACAAAAATTAATAATATATGTATAGTTAGACCTTGTGTTTTATATGGGAAAAATGATTATACAAATAGATTCTATGAAAAAAATAATAGCATATATTGGAAAAATTCTGATACTATAGTAATACCAGACAAGTACCATATGCCTGTTAGAAAATTTTCATTATATTTATTGCAATATATTTTAAATAATATTAATAATACCTTTATTCATATAGATAATGATGGATTACAAATTATTCAATGAAAACTTTATGCATATTGACATACGAAAGAACGGGATCTGGTTGGCTATCTTCTGTTTTTGATGTTCAAAATACAATATCCCTGCATGAATTATTTAGCGACGATCCATTATTATGGATGTCTAAATGCTATAAAATATTAGCAAAAATATATAATGTTGATACTGAATTAATGAATTTTTTATTATCAGTATATCATTATAATAACTTTTTTATAGACACAAATAATTATAATAATATTAAAAACAATATTTTGAAAAAAAATATTTATAATCAAAGTATTTTAAAATTGTTTATTAATATATGTAAAAAAAATAATTATAATTTAGTATTCAAATTATTTCCTCAGCATCTAAAATATATTTCTATAGATTTTTTATATGATAATATAGATTATATAATTTTAAATTATAGACAAGATTTAATTAAAAATTACTATAGTCTAGAAAAAGCTATGGCTACTGGAGTATGGTTCTCCGATCAAAAAAATAGACAAAATACAAATAATAATACAGAAATAAAGTGGGATGAAACAAAATACAATATATATGTTAACCAAACCATAAAAAATATTGAACTTTTAATGAATATATATAAAAATTTTAACAAAACCAAATGCATAATATCTTATGAACAAATTCATGAAAAAGAATTTTTAAATAATAAAGAAAAAATTGAATTTTTACAAACAATATTGCATATTGAAAATTTATCCTTACCAGTGCAAAACAATGAATATTTTTTAAAACAAAATGATAAATTACAATTTAGTAATTATTTTGATTTTAATAAATCTATTGAGTCTAATAGACTAAAGAAAAAAATATGTTTATAGATCAACAAGAAATAATAATAAATCACAAATATATTTCTAATAATATAAATTTTAAATATTATAATAAACCATTTAATTATTTAGTAATAGACAATCTATTTAATAGCGAAACATATTTAAAAATAAGTAAAAGATTTAAATCATTTATAGATAGAACAGTACCTTATAAAGATCAACCTGGAGCAACAAGCAACTACGAAGGTTACATATCAGGATTGTCAGAACAGGATTGTAATGAGGGATATGATTTTTTTATATCAAATGAGCTCAAAACATTCACAGAAAAAACTTTTGACATTAAAGTAACAAAATATATGTCACCGTCTGCTCATTTTCATAAGTCTCCATCAAAAGATGGATTTATACATAGAGATATGAATATATGTTCATTCAACAAAAATTATAAAAAAAAATTAATTCTCAATAATTGTTTTTATACAGATGACAGTTTAGGGAAGCAACCAGATTCAGAAAAAGTTATACGCAGCATAGCTTTTTTGTATTACTTAAATAATCCTAAAAATTTAGAAGATTATTACGGCGGAGGTACTGGAATTTATGACGGATACAAGGGTAAAAAAATAGATGAAATTAAACCGGTAAATAATAGATTATTTATATTTGAAATTTGTCACAACAGTTTTCATGGTTATGTTGGTAGTAATTTTGATAGATCGTGTATTGTTGGCTGGTATCATTCGTCACCAGCATATATAGTTAACAGATACTGGAGGCACTACTATAAAATGGCTAAAAGAAATGAATCTTTAATAGAGAGATGGACATCAAATCCAGAAGGTGGATATTGGCCAATTGAGAAAGATCCTTTATATCGTAATTATTTTAATGGTAGTCTAAATGACTTAATGAATAATTAAGTTAGGTGTAATCTTTTATATAGGATAATTATTTATGGATATATTATCAATATTAATAGTATCATTGTTTATGTCTGTAAATATATTATTTTTTATACTTGGTTATTTTTTATGTTTTCTATTTAATAAAAATACCTTATCGATCAGCGGGATGAATAGTAAATCAGATAAAAGCAAAAAACAAACACTCAAAAATAGTATAGATATAGATGATAAAAAAATTGTAACAAATATAAAAATAGATAATCTTGAGAAAAAATACGAAAACATAGCACAATCGACCACCTCAAATGAAAATATTTCATCATCAATAAATAAATTAAAGAGCATGAAAGGATAAAATTATGTCAAAGGGTTTAGATGTAGGAACAAGTTTTATAGTTATGTCAGAAGAAACAAAATCAGGAAATATATCATATAAAGATTTTAGAGATGCTTTTTATATTATTAAACCAACAACGCCAGTTGCAACAAAAATGATAGAAAAAGGATTGAGCGGAAAAATATTTATAAAAGATAGTGATGGATCATTTATATTATTAGGTAAAGACGCAATAGAAAAAGCAGTAGAAAGAAATGATACAGCACGGCGCCCGATGTATAAAGGAGTGGTATCAGCAAAAGAAAAAGACGCTAAAAGAATATTGGCATTTATTTTGCAAGAAGTAGTACAGAAATCAGAACAAGGAGGAGAAAAACTAATCTTTTGTATTCCAGCTCAACCAGTAGATCAAGAAGACGAAGATTTTGATGTTGGATATCATGAAGATGTTGTAAAAACAATATTATCTGAAATTGGATATGATGCAAAAGCTATAAATGAAGCAGAGGCTTTGTGTTATGCTGAGTTAGAGAATGACGATTATACTGGGATAGGAATAAGTTGCGGAGCAGGAATGACTAATGTTTGTGTTATGTTAAATGGTGAACCAACGGTAACATTTAGTACTACTAAATCAGGCGATTGGGTTGATAGAATGAGTGCGGTTGCAACAGGCGAACCAGACAGTGTTGTTCAAGCAGAAAAAGAGGCTGGTGGTTTTAAAATAGGAGAAACAAACGATAATCCTGTTCTTGCGGCAGTATCGGCTTATTATGAAAGACTTATTGATTATACGACAAAACAGTTGAGTCATGCTTTAACTGGACATAAATTATTGCCTAAATTTAAAAATCCATTAACAATAGTTGTTGCTGGAGGAACATCTCAGGCTAATGGATATATAGAAGAATTTACTAAAAAAATAAATGAAAATAATTTTCCTCTACGAATAAAAGAAGTTAAACACGCAAGTGACCCTCTGCACGCTGTTGCAAAAGGCTGCCTTATAGCGGCTAAAATATTATGAAATCATTTAAAATTCAATCAATAAATATACAAAATAATGCTGAAGGAGGTAATTGCACATGCTCTAGTCAAAATTGCGTTTGGTTATGCGAAAATGGAAATTGGACAAAAACCAGCGAACCGTGTGGCTGTATAAGTTGTGTTGATATAAATCAAACATTGCCATGCGATCAGAATAATGCAGGACAAACTTCTGTATCTATATGTATTGGTTTTGATAATGTATATAGATCATGTTTAAAAGGATATGATGCTAATGGATGTGCAATATTAGGTGATTGTTCTGGTCCTGGATGTATAAGACCATGCTCTGTCCAGAATCCATGTAATGATACGAATCCTTGTTGTAATACTATTACAGTATGCGATAATTCGCCTGGTAGTCCAACATGCGGACAATGTGTTACTGAACAAACCGGTGAGCCTAGCGATTGTTTTAATTGTCCCGAATGCGATAGTTCTGATTGCGACCCAACTGATCCACCACCTTCACCACCTCCACCTCCTCCACCACCACCGCCCCCACCACCGCCCCCACCATCGCCACCATCGCCACCATCGCCCCCATCGCCACCATCGCCTAATCCGTGT